CCTGGCAGTTGTAGAGGAACTTGCAGGGTTGGTTGATCTTCTGTGCCTTCTGCTTACAGTAGACTCCAACTCGGATTGCCACTCTGTCTGCCTTGCGCTCACGCTCACGAGCCTCGCGCTCGATTGCGTCCTTCCGCTCCTGTTCCAGCAGAGCGGCCTCGCGGGCAGCATCGCGAGCAGCCTTCGCATCTGCTGAGAGCTGGCTCTCACGCAGTGCCTCCTCCTCTGCCCACAGATCACCCCAACCCAGACCAGCGAGCATCCCCCTCTGCCAGCGGGCCATATCCGCGCTGTTCATCGGGTGGAATCGGCAGTTGCCCTTGCACAGACCCTCGTGATGAGGCTGTGTAAGATCAAGTGGCTCATCCAGCAAGAGCCAGCGGCGCCCAGTGCTAGCACAGTGCCACATCCCGTCGTCGATTGCGCTCATAATAGAGCAGCAGCGACAAGGGGGTGCGTCATCGATATAGCGCCAGAGAGCCCAGTTATCCTCGTAAGAGGGGAGAGAGAACTTACCATTGTGTCCAGTAGCCAGGGGTCCAGAGGTGTAGATGCTTGCCACGATTGCCATTGTAGAATGCTGAAGAATGCTGAAGATCACTAGAAGATTGCTAGAAGATAAGGGCCTGCTGAGGATATAGGGGGGGCGGCGGCTCAATTTTATTTCCTAAGAAGGGGGTACAGAGGGGTCAGCACGCAGTGCTGCTGAGCGCTCTGCCTGTGGCAGAGCTGTCAGAGAGGGGTCAGCACGCAGTGCTGCTGAGCGCTCTGCCTGTGGCAGAGCTGTCAGAGAGGGGTCAGCACGCAGTGCTGCTGAGCGCTCTGCCTGTGGCAGAGCTGTCAGAGAGGGGTCAGAGAGGCCTCAGAGAGGGGTCAGCACGCAGTGCTGCTGAGCGCTCTGCCTGTGGCAGAGCTGTCAGAGAGGGGTCAGCACGCAGTGCTGCTGAGGGCTCTGCCTGTGGCAGAGCTGTCAGAGAGGGCCCAGAGAGGGTCCAGAGAGGGTCCAGAGAGGCCTCAGAGGGGGCCCAGAGAAGGGTCTCTGCTCTAACTCTGCTCTAACTCTGTTCTGATACCTATCTGAGGCCCTCTGAGCTCTGCCTGGGGCCTGTGACAGCTCTGCCATAGGCAGAGCGCTCAGCAGCACTGCGTGCTGACCCTGCTCTGACCCTGCTCTGACCCTGCTCTGACCCTGCTCTGACCCCCTCTCAATTTCAAAAAAGAATTGAAAGCCGACCTCCCCCTACCACCCAGTAGGAAAACCAGCAATCAGCATCAGCATTCTGCATCAGCAATCAGCGTTGTAACACGACTAAGATGGCCGCAACTCTGACAACTACCCCCCTGGCTAACATCACTCTGGATACTCTGAAGGACCTCCTGGACAAGAACAGGGAGACTCTGATTCAGACTCTGGCCAAGCTCTTGGCCGAGCGCTCTGGATCTGATGCCTCTGTTCCTCTGACTGCCCCCCCTACTGCCCCCCCTACTGCCCCCTCTGAAGAGAAACCCTCTAAGAAGGCAGCCAAACCCCCTCGTGAGCCCCGTGGTCCCACTACGAATCCCTGGATTCTCTTCACTGTCCGCGTGGAAGCTCTGATCCGCGCAAACGAAGAGAGTACTGGCGTCGATAAGGAGCACAAGATGCCTACTGTTCGAGTAAAGCAGTTCGCCTCTGATCTGAAAAGTCAGAAGCCCTACACTGACTGGACAGACGAGGACATCGTAGCGGCTCTGGATGGCTGGGAGCCACCTGCTGTCTCGAAGCAAGAGACACAGAAGCAGGCAGCTCCTGAAGGCACTTCTGAGAAGAAGCGCTCTGGTCCCAAGAAGGTGTCTGAGATGACGCCAGAGGAACTGGAGGCTCACAATCAGAAGCAGGCAGAGCGCAAGGCGAAGAAGGCGGCTGCTGCGGCTGCTGCGGCTGAGCCAGAGCCCGCGGCTCCTGCACCAGAGCCCGTGGCTGCCCCCGCTCCTACACCAGAGCCCGTGGCTGCCCCCGCTCCTGCACCAGCGCCCAAGAAGATCCAGATCAAACCCAAGCCCAAGGTTGTGGATCTGCGATTCTACTCTTGGACTCACGACGGCGAGGATTACTACACAAACGAGCGCGGAGATGTAGTGACGATGGACTTCGAGTGGGTGGGCCGCTTCAATGGCAGCAAGATCGACGCCAGCGTTCCTGAGCCAGCAGATCTGGCTGAGGCCGAGATGAAGGAGTAAGGAGGGTACAGTACAAACACAAGACAAAATACAAATACAATAACGGAAAAGCAGAGCGAGGTAAGCGCTCTCCTTTTTCATTGTCTGGCGGCTCAGCCCCTAAGAGGCACGCCGCTCCTTTTAAAATTGAAAGCCCTCCTCTTAGGAATACCGATCCCTAGGACTACAAGCAAGCAATCTTCAAAGCAATCTTCAAAGTAATGAGCAACCCAGCAACAATGGCATCTTCTACACCCAAACCCTGGTCCGTGGCTATCTTCGAACGTGAGCGCAGCCACCTCACGACATTTCTGAACGACCGCGTCGTTCCCCTTCTGGATGCGCGCGAGTGCCGCCGCATCCTTATTCGCGCCCCTGTAAAGTGTGGTAAGCGTGAGATGGCCGAGTATCTCGCCATCCGTGACCACCAGGCAGGCCCCGCAGCCCGTGTTCATGCGTTCATCTCGGCCTGGCACCGCACAGCCGACGAAATGCAGCGCGACGAACTCAGGCACCACAATCTCCGTGTATTCCCAGTGACAAAAGACAAGAACGCAAGGGAATGTCTGGAGTGGGTCCGAGAAAACGTAAAGTCTGGAAAGGAGGTTGTGCTCCACCTGGACGAGTGCGACTATGGCTCTGGCGAACACCAGAGTCTCTCGATCTTATATCGTGCAATCCGTGAGGACGAGCGCGTCTTCACAATCCTCTACAGTGCTACTCCCCAGGAAGTCCTCTTCTCTGGAGAGGTAGAAGAGGAAGAGCACGAAGATATGATCCAAGAGATTATGCAGGGGGAGCGAGTGGAATACACTCCTCCCCCTGGATACTGCGGGCCCGCCCGTTTCTTGGATGCAGGCCTCGTGTTCGAAGCCGAGCCCTTCTTCTATCCAGGCTCCTCTCGCGCCACTATCCGCTTGTCCGCCCAGGGCACTCAGATACTTAGCGACTTGAAAGCCGAGATCGCACGAGGATCAGCGCGCAACATCATCGTGCTCCGCCTCTCCTATAGCGAACTCACCCGCGGACAAGGGAAGGACAAGAACAACAAGGCAATCTACCAGTTCCTCCACGGTATCTCCTCTGTGCCCGAACTCGCCGACTGCAGCATCCTGATGGACAAGGGCGAGAAGGCAGAGATCGGGCGCGGCGCTCTTGCCGACAACATTAGTCTTCGCAACATCAACTGGTCGAAGAAGCAAGAGTGGATGCTCATGGCACGAGACAGACCCATCATTGTGGTGATTGATCAGACCTCCTCTCGTTCTACAGAGTGGGTCTGTCACGATCGCATCTTCGCGACGCACGACTACCGCAACAAGGTGACCTACTCTATTGTCTCTCAGGCTCAGGAGCGCGTAAATCACTACGAGCAGCGCTACGGGGGGTTCCAGCCTATCCGCGTATATGGCCATCGCAAGACATTCCTCCTCTCTGCAGGGCGCATCGACAGCGAGTACATGAAGGTCGATTGGGAGATTCGCAAAGTAGATCATCGGAGAATGGAGCGCGATGGTCTCGGTACGGGGCCCCTCTATGAGGTTCGGAGTACTGCCGGTAATCACGCCCTTCACCCTCGCTACCCTACCCCCCTGACGAAAGAGGCGGCTGATATTGCCCTACAGGGTCTCGGCTGTGCTGCCGAGATAGCCGTATCTGCACGCGTGAGAGGAGGAGTTCGCGAGCATCCCGTCTTTGGCGTGGAGTTCTATCCCTGCACAAAGGACGACTTCCCTGCTCTTATGAGCATTCTGAATACACGCGTGACAGGTCATCGTTTCCGCCTGAATCCGTTCGTGCGATCAGAGGAACAGGGGCTGGTCGATGGGAAGTATAAGGGATATCTCAGAGAGTGGCGCGTATTCGACTACGAGCAGGATATCCGCACTCAGCCTCGTTGGGGTAGTGGCTCACACCGCCTAACTATCTGCTATCGCGGAGGAGAGTTGGGCGTGGCTCTGCGCTATGATACTGGTCGAAGGGAGCAGGTGAATACTCTCGAGACATTCAAATCTATGTACGCCTCTGTATAAGTGGCACAAACCAAAACAATCAAAAAAAACTATAAGACGAAAGGGGCAAGAGAGCGAGGTAAGCGCGCTCTTGTCCTTTTTCATATGGGTCTAAGAAATTGACTGCTACAACCCTGTATCCACTAGGCATCCCACCTCTGCCGAAAATGCGAGTCGAATACGAGCAAACCTCCCTGAGCCGCCGTGCCGTGTCTGCCTACGGTGACGTGGATTATGAGTACGAAGGCGGCTTCACGTTTGAGGAGTTTATAGAGCAGCTGCAACAGCGCTGCCAAATATCGCGAGGAGACCGTTGCTATGACATTTCCTGGCACGAACCATCAGGGCGTGTCTTTATTCATGAGGTCAGTGCCGAGGGGTACAGCAACGAATACTTCCTCACGAGTCCTGGGGTAGAGCGTCTCACCTTGAGGAATGTGCTAGAGGCGCTTGAGCTCCGCCCAGACTGCGCCAAACTCGACTGGTCTATAGAGGAGGACGCGAACCTTGATAATCTACTGGATGCTCCAGTAGAGAGCGCGCCTCTCAATCAGCTCAGTATTTGCAATCAATAGGGACTCGGAATAGAGAATCGGATCAAAATTGAGGGGGTGCTGCCCACTCCTTTTTAGTTAGCAACACCTCTTATCTTACATACAGAGCCTTTAAAAATGGAGCACGCCCCAGTTATGATCGGCAACATCGATGAGTCAGGCTACCTGAAAGGATTTACTCGCAGAGGATTTACTCCTGAGAAGTCCCTCTTGGAGCTCGTGGCAAATACGATGGACGCCTTTGATAAGCTTGATAGGACTGGTGCTACATTGGCGGAAAAGAAGATAGTCTTCAGCGTAGGATCAGAGCGCACCCGCCTCATAGACAATGCATTCGGAATGAACAGAGTTGCGCTAGGCAATATGTTCTCGATGCACCGTGAGAATCACAGTGCGGATACGAGTCGTGGTGTTTCTGGAATAGGGGCGAAGCCGTCGATGTCAATCCTGAGTAGGAAGACTCACGTGGATCTCTATACGCGTGAGAGGGGGGCTGTGAGAGGATATCACGTCAGTATTCCCTGGGATCTCATCCACAACAGGGGTGTATATACGGGAATGATCTCTGTTACGGAAATGACGGAGGAGGAAACGGAGCAGTTCAATAAAGAGAGGGCTGAGAATGGAATGCTCTCTGCGGAGGGCGAGGCTCACGGGACTACGATTGTCTTTCGGACCAACCCACTCTTACGCGAGACGATCTGGAAGAACTTCGTGCCCATATCTGAGGGTGAAACAAACACTGAGAATGAAACAAATGCAGATATTGATGATCGCATTATGAATCCCCTTGATCGTATAGGTTGTGTATTTGGACGTGATACAGTTAATATCACGTGCAACGACTATGAACGGGGTAGGACGACACTACCCATGTACGACTACTTTGGGGGTGACCAGACCGAATACTACTACGGAATCTCCGAGGAAAATATCGAACATTGGTACTCTCCATCAACAAAGACTGACAGATTTATCTGGATAAATGATGGAAAACTAATGGAGATCGTAAAAGCTGGGCGCGGATATTCAAAACACGTTAGTGATATAGTGACGAATACTAACGGATATACACTCGTAGGAACATTTACTGTAAAGGTGGGCTTACGTCGTGATGCTCGTATCTTTGATGTGAATAATCCTAAAAGAATAACTGCAACAAAAATATATGCTGAATACAATGAGTTTCATATTGGAAAAAATAATGAGTTCCTAGGATCATATCGCCTTGTGCGTAATAGTCAAATAGTTGGCCTGATTCCTCCTTCAGAAAAGCTGACGAATGATAGAGGTAACCCAGAATCTAACTTCCGTATTAATATTATGCAGTGCGATGTGGAGTTTAATCCAGTGTCCAGGCAGAACGAGGAAGAGAATCATCAGGATCGTGTTATGAATATTCAGGAAAATAAGAATCAGCACAACGGCGATAGCTTACCTTTGAACTTTATAAGAGTTGTTGGGGATATTAAAGCTAAAAAGGCCAGATCTGTTTGGAGTATGATAGAGCCTTTAATGCCTCCTGTTCCAGTGGAACCTGTGGTACCTGTGGTGCGCGCGGAACCTGTGCCTCATGTTCTCGCTCTCTTGAGTCCTGCGGCTCCTGCGACCCAAGAGGCACCTGCGACTGCTGCGGCTCCTGCGGCTCCTGCGGCTCCTGCGGCTCCTGCGGCTCCTGCGGCTCCTGCGGCTCCTGCAGCCCAAGAGGCACCTGCGAGTTCAGAGGAAGAATATTCTGAAGAGGCATCTGAAGAGGCTGAGGCACCTGAGGCATCTGAGGCATCTGAGGCACCTGAGGCATCTGAGACGTCTGAAGCACCAGGGGAAGAGGCCCCACCGCCCCCACCAGCCGTTCCTCAAGATGTGAGACCCCACCGCAGAAGGGGTGTCTATGGCCACGAACTACAAGAACAGCTCGAGCGTCTGCAACGTATTATTACTGCCGATCAACTCTACGAAGATACATCTCTTATTACGCTGTACAATCATCTAATGCAGATTGAGTAGAGGGCAATCACGCACCAAAATTGACCGCATTCACGCCTTCCCTTTTTAGTATCACACTCTCTATATCGACACATCTAAGAGGCAAAAGCTAAGATGGCTCGCACTGCTAATGCTAAGAAGAAGGCGGCGCAGGCCTGGGGCAAGATGAAGGCACTGGAGGCGGCGACGACGGAAGGTAAGTATATGATTGCGCGCGTTGAGAAGGCACTCGGCTTCTGTCAATTCACGGCAAAGCTCGAGATGACAGACGGTAGTCTTCGAGATGTCACTGTTCTTGTGCGAGGCAAGTTCAAAGGCGGAAAAGGGAGTGCTACTTGTGTAGATCCAGGCTGCTTTGTAATGGTGGAGGGGGACATCTCACGTATTCTCGAGGTCGTCGGCGTGGTGAATCGTCAGAGTGATATGGAGCGTCTGCGCAAATCGGGCCGCGTGAGCAAGAAGCTCCTCGGTGAGCACGCGGACATTGATGACTTGTTTGATAGGAGCGAGGAGGAGTCGAAAGAGGAGGGTCACAAAACGAAGAAAAGGGAAGAGGGAGGTGAAACGGCAGCAGAGGAGTTGGTCGGCAGATACAGGCAGAAGGCAGAGGCAGGCAGCAAGTTGCGCGAGGGGATCGTCGATGTCACGCGCTCAAGAGTGGAGGTTGTAGTAACTGGTCTCGATGATGAGGAGGCCATTCGTGCGCGGCGTAGGGCGAAGAAGGCCAGTGCGACTGTAGAGATGGCAGCCATTCAGAGTAAGCCGGCCGAGGTCGGCCAACCGCAAGAGCTAGAGCATACCGCCCTCTCTCCACGCAAGACACCAAATAACTGGGATGACGACGAGATCGATATTGATGCAATCTAAATAGAGCGATGCACTCAACCACACCACAGCATTTTTACTCGGCACGCTCGACCCAAAAATTGATCTAATAGGGCTTAAAAGAGGTGGGTACGATGACAATCGAAGAGTTTGTAAATATTCTCGGTATAATAGTCTTCTTCTTGCGACTCATACTAGGAAACTGAAAATGCTGACATATCAAGAAAGCGTCACTATCTTGCCCTGGGCATTTCTCCTGTGGGCCGTGATTATGGGGATGATTCTGGTTATCTCGAATCGCTCACTCGAAGTCGATGAACTCGGTGAAGCCTTGAAGCGCTCGCACACATCTTTAAAGGAGAAGATAGAGGCAATACACATCGCCCCCCTGGAATCCGAGACAAGAAATGCCCTACTTCTTCTCTTGGATGAGCGGATCGAATCCCTCTGTGGTTCATACAATCAACTCACGAGTTATATCGCCGCGCACGACGCCCGCATATCCTACTTGGGTGTTCTGAAATGCACGGAAAAGGGGGCGCCTATTCCAAAGGAGTGGGGTATTGATGAGATTGCGCATGATCTTGAGAATGATAGCGTGGCCATTCGCAATATGAAGCTGGATCACTACATTGGTATTCTACAGACATCGCGAGAGCAGAACTGGGCCACATATGGTTGGATGGCCAGTCAGATCCAGAAGTATGCTGAGGCCAAGATGGATATCTTGGGTGTAGGACAAAAGGGGTCTGGTGCCCACGTAAAAGTAAAAGGGGAGTAAGGGGGGGAGTAAGGGGGGACAAAATTGATGTGGCACGCGGCCCCCATTTTTGGCATACTTCTCGCTCGAACTGATAAAGATGGCAAGCAGCTCTTGTAATCTCTTGGACGCACTCGCCGTGGAGGTGGGTCGCGCGCGTGTTCTAGAAATGGCAGAGGACTTCCTGAGAAGACATAGGGCCTACGATCACGCTATTTATTCTCCTCTCCTTCGCCCCCCAGGCCTCTCTCCTCTTACGATCCCCCCCTTTGACGATGAGAGCCAACTCTATGCCACGCCTCCTAGACGACCCAGGACGAGTTCTGGCCTACTCATGGCTCCTGCTCGGCCCAACTCTAGAGCGAAGATGGCTGACGAGGATGACGCAGCGCCATCTCCTATTCCCCGTCTAGAGCTCGAAGAGGGAGAACTGGAGGAACTCAACCTCATGACAGAGGATGATCTCACAGCGCGATTCCTACAAAACACACTGAATGATATTAGTCTTGCTGAGATGTATCCCAGTTCAACCACGTCGAAACTGGCTAGACTGAGTTACGAGAACTACAGCAGGCATTATGCAATATGTGCTCCTCTTAAACGCAGCAGTCTCACGCATCCAGATGATCTCTTGGGGCGTATTCAGCAAGTAGAGTATATGTATAACTAGAGGAAACTAGGACAAAATTGGGTCCGTGGGCTCCGTTGAATATTTTTACAGGACAGTTAGAGCGGACAAAATGGAGAGCACACGTACAGATCAGCTTACAGTGGAGATCGTGAATAATCTACGGGCAGCCCTGGATGCCCAGATATCGACAAATGAGAAGATGCGAGCTTCTTGGGAGGAAATAGCAAATAGGGCACACGAGTTGTCGAACGAGTTGGAGGACACCAAGCGCCAGTTGCGAAAGGCGAAACGGAAGTTGGCCAAGATGCAGGATGTCCTACTAGAGGAGGAATGTCAAGAGAGAGTGTGTTACGGGTCTATTAAAAATGTCTTGGCAGGAGGCGAGACTAGGCTGCGTAACACGGCAAATGTGCCCTCTTTCATCCCTCTTAATATCGAGAGTCCCAAGAGAACATACTAGCCTTGATTGAGTATGCATTGACTGAATATGGGTGGATTGAAACGAAATATTTTTTATGCGGGCAAAATTGATTTGACAATGTGGCTTAATGACCGGCATAAAATCCGGCTAGTTATATCTTGAAAATGGCAGCAGTAGTAGCTAATCTGACAAGTGTTCTGGAGACGATTAAGGATATGGAGGTACGCTTGGCGGCTCTGCGTGAGTTGGTGGGTGGAGCTGCGGTCTCTGGAGGCAAGAAGCGGCGCGTGAAGAGGGAGCGTGATCCGAATGCGCCCAAGAGGGAGGCGAATGTCTGGATTAAATTCACGCAAGTAGTTGATAGGGCTCTGAAGGAGGGAGGTGTGGCATTCAAGCGAGTGGCGGATTCCAAGAAGTTTGCCAAGCATCTGAAGAGCAAGAGGACGTATGAAGAGTGGGATGCAGCCAGTATTCTGGAGGAGCGCAAGAGTTGGGAGAGTTGGACAACAGTAGAAGAGCAGATTGCTCCCGCGGCTGCAGAGGCTCCCGTGGCTGCAGAGGCGGCCGCGACTGCTACAGAGGGCATCACCTCTGAAGAGAAGAAGAGAGGACGCAAGCCGATGACAGAGGAACAGAAGGCGGCGGCAAAGCTAGCGCGAGAGGCAAAGAAGGCGGCAGAGGCGGCTAACCCCACTCAATAAACATAATTGAAAGTAAAAAGTGACCCCTCCACTTTTTAGCAAAGACAATGGATCACACGGAACCCAAGACAAGGCGCGAGCTGAAAGGAAAGGGAGGGCGCCGCGAAGCCAACAGTCCCTACACACAGAAACACGTGCGTCAGTTGGAGGCCATTCTTGAAAAGCGGAAACTGCAAAAATTGGGCAAATAGTCACATAAAGAGTAACTAAGCCGCACAATCTAAATGAGCAGCAAAGGGGGGACTGTACTACCACGATACATTCAAGAGGTGGATACAGACCTCAGCGGGGCGAAGTTGAGTCGATTCAGTCTCGCTGTGCCAAAAAGGGGGCAGGGCAAAGGCCAGGCACCGCCTACAAATACCGACTATGTTGTCATCACAATCCCCTATAAAAAAATAGGTGCCCCCATATTCAGTCATAGTCCATCCCCTCTTACGCAAAAGGAGAGGTAGGCCCTGGCCGATTTTTTGCTCGGGCCTCTAGGAGTTGTTATTCCACTTCGCACCCCGCTTATTGTTGCGGGCCGCAGGTGGTGTAACGAACCCACTGGAGGAAATCGGATTCAGGAAGAATGCGTAGATCATAAAGTAGAAGTCGGAAAAGAGGAAGCAGAGAATGGCATAGACGAAGGCGAGAGCCGTGGGTGTCCCGATGTACATGTTGTACGTCCAGGAGAGCCACGCAGCCGCCGCGGCGGAGATAGCTGCAAAAAGGGTGACCACGATCAGTGTAAGTGTGGCCCCAGGAGTATAGGTGCCCTGGAATCCCTCACGGCGCACCTTCATTTCCACAGTGGCATCCTTCACGAGTTGGGGGATATCGCTGAGATACGCGGTGAGCAACATTCTCCTCTAAAGATGGGCTGCGAAATTGATGCGGCAGGGGGGTGCCAACGAAAGGTAGCTAAAAAGATGCAGACATCAGCGCAGATCAATCCAGCCTTTCGAGCCATGCTTGGTGCTCTTGTGGGGGACGCGGCGGGGGCCACTCTCGAGTTTATGGACGACTTCGACATAACTCCAGAGGTAGTGCGGCGTGCAATGACTATGCCAGGGGGAGGGGCTCACAACGTTGGTCCGGGACAAATAACCGATGACGGCGAGCTCACCCTTGCGGCCTGGCAGCACATATCACCGCACTTGGACGGCTACGGTATCCCACGGACCAACCTTGTGCGGGCCTATGCCGAGTGGATTCGTTCTCGCCCCTTTGACGTTGGCTGGACTTGTAAGAGGGCATTCATGATGGCTTCAAGGGCCGTGCTTGATCCTACCTCGAACGAACCCCTGATTCCTGAGGCGATGGAGGCCTTTGAAAAATGGGTCTTGGAGTGGAATATGGAGTCCGAGGCGAATGGTGCGCTGATGCGGGCGACTGCCTTGGCCACGTGGGCTAGTCTCTTGGATATGAAGATGCAGGGAGTCGATGAAGACATTGCCGAGACGGATGCGTTGCTCTCGCACCCGAGTGTAGCCTGCGTAGAAGTCAATAAGATATATGTGAAGGCCCTGTATCATCTCCTACAAGGAAAGCCCCCTAGCCACGTCCTCTTGATTCTCAAGGACTACGTGGCGAGTGAGCGCATAACATCTGAAAAGGTGAGACGCTGGTTCGAGTTCGATTCTCTTGATATTGAGGATCTCGACTGCACCGACTGCAGCGGCCACGTCCGCTATGCTTTCGCGATGGCAATGCATTTCCTGCGGCATCCCGAGGTGAGCTACGAGGATGCCATCTATAGAGTTCTCTTGAAAGGGGGCGACACGGACACGAACGCGTGTATTGTGGGGGGTCTCGTGGGCTGCTATCAGCCCATACCCGAATATATGCTCCGCCCCGTGCTCGAGTTCGACTGCACTAAAGGGGGGAGGATTCGGCCAGAGTACTACAGTGTCAAGCGGATTCTTGCTGCGTATAAATCTCGAGAGGAAGAGTAGAAGGGATGTCAAGGACCGGTTCGACCTCGTCAAGGTCCTCGTCGGCCTCAAAGTCCGACGAATCCGTTTTTCCATCCGAAGAAATACCCAAGCTAAACGCCGATTTCGTTGCAGCGGGCTCATATGGCTGTGTAGTGAAGCCAGCACTTCCTAATGTGAATGTGGAGGGAAACGATCCGAGCTGGAAATATTATGATGGGAATGTGACTAAGCTATACACTAACAAGGATCATCTAAAAAAGGCTATAAAAGACGCGAAGCGTATTTACAAAATGACAGATAATGACGGGCATTTAGTACATCCCTACAAGTTTGAAGCCTATAAAGGGAAGCATCTGAAGCCGGCCACACTCAAGGCCTGCAAATATATTCCTGCCAATAAATTTATGAATCCGCTGCGTATGCCCAATCTCGGCTACAGTATTCACGATCTTAAAAGGGGGAGGCATGAGGAACTGGCTGTCATGAGAAAGATCCCTGCATCCGTCATATTCAAACAGATTCTCAAATGTTTGAAGCAAGTTGAGAGATTTCACGCAAAGGGGTACATTCACGGTGACCTGCGCACAACGAACATTATGGTTGATCCTAGCACAGGAGCCATAACTATCATAGACTTTGACTGGTTCAGCCGCACGGATGATTTTTTTCATAACTATATGCATAATCTTGGATATTATAATAATCCACCTGAGTGTTTGCTGCCCCAAATCTTCACTTGGATACCAGAGGGGAAAAGTATTGAAGCGTATATAAAGGAGATCCTGGCCACTGAGGTGTCAAGCTCAACGCCACGAGAAATAAGGAAGTTTGTAAGTGTATTTCAAACATATGTACAACAGACGACATCTATGCACGAGTACAGACTGAATCCAAAGTTCGCTATAAATGAAAAGGCACTAGTAAATAGTTTAGTAAAATCCGCTGATTTTATTACTGAAAAGATAGGCAGCAGCAGCAATAAATATAAAACTTTTTATAAACTTGTGGAGCCAAGCTTTGATTCATATGGCCTCTGTTTTTCCTTGTTGGAACTTATATATCTTATATATCCCAGAGTGTTCGAAGAGAAAACAAAGGAGAGCATAGAAAGGTTTGCGCGTGCTACATCAATGGCGATGCCAGTGGCCGATGTGGCGTTTGATACGCTGCAAGAGTTCATTAAAGATGTACTCGTGCCGTGCACTAGTTTGACGCTACAGGACCGACTTCCTATAGGGGGAGCGTATGAGAAGGCGAAGAGCATTTTCGACAAGTTCGATTCTGAGGTTGGTACGGTGATGGGGGCGCTAACCAGAACTAAATCGCGTTCGCGCTCTCCTGCTTCGCGCTCACGTGCTCGCCCCCCAGGATTCGGTTCTCCTCGTCCTACAAAGAGGGCAAAGAAGAACCAGGCAGGCGGTGCAAAACGGGCCAGTGCCGCCTTTACTCGCCGGCGGGCTTAGGCGCCCCTGCTGCAGCAGCCACGGCCGCAGTGACGAGCTCCTCTAGAATAGACATCTTCGCCTGGAAGACCCACTTCTCCCACTTGAGCCCCTCGAGGGCGTCATCCGCCGATCGCAGCCACTCGCTATATGCATCGTCATTCTGCAGGAGCCACGCTCCCTGTATCTCCTTTATAGTGGCCCCGTCGCGCAGGACTTCAGATGCCCCGTGCCAACAGAAGAAGGAGCGGAGTCCGAAGATGAAGAGGCTAATATCCATCGTGCCCTGGCACTCCGCCTCGAGTGCGCGTGTGTAGGCCAGCAGCATCTCCTTTACAGAACCTTTCTGTATCGACATATCCGTAAAACTTGCATATATTGTTCGAATACCTGCAAATGTTACGTCCATCTTGGGGTCGATACGCCTTCTGCTTAGGCCCGCCGTTTTCGCGTGGCCCTGGCCCTGGCCCTGGCCCTCTCGGCAAATATCTTGGCAAACTTGTTGGTCGAGTAGCCGTACTGGAAAAGCATCGACTCCCCAGGAATCTTCACCTTCTTATGGAGTTCCGGGTCCGTTATGCCACCCCAATGACGCGGGTAGAAATAGCGCATTGGATACACATGCACATCCGGGTGGGCTGACTTCAACTTATGATAGATTCGTGTGACATAGAGTGGTCCCACACGGCGCCAGGCCTGCTTGCCGGCCTCTGCGCGGGCATTTGCATTGAGGCCATCTAGAAGCGCCCTCATAAAAGGATGCTCGGGCACAGCTCCGATAATGCTATTTGCAACCATTCGCTTCTCGCGGGCAATCTGGGGGTCCAGGCGTCCCAGTTTTCGTGTGCGTGCTGCCGGCAAGTTCTCCCAGCCGAAAAACACGGATGCACGATTGTCATCGAGGAACCGCGCGAACTTGGCGGGCTTCAGAACCACACAATCGGCGTCGATATAGACCCCTCCCTCTCTTAAGAGAACAAGCTTGCGAATGAGATCTGCGCGACCAGCCAGCTCATCTTTAAAGGATGCATAGAGCGCCTTGAAGCCAGGAATATCAGCCGAAGCACCGGCCACGAGCGGTTTCACTTTGGCATCCGTCCAGAGTGTATATTTGTAGGCGTATTTGTCGGCAAACTCGCGGACGCTATCCATCCACTCCTCGGGACGTGGGTTCTTGCCGAGCCATATTTGATGTATATGTCGCGGAATCGGGTTTTCTGTGGGACGGACCATCCCCCTTTCTTGATTAAACGCAAGATATTCGCCCTGGGCCTGCGGCCTGCGCCAACCTGGCTAAAGGCCCAAAATGCTTATTTTGATAGTCGACGGTAGATGGTGGCCGCCCTCTTACGTGTGGTCCATAGCGGCGTACAAGACAGTCGGCTGCTTCCCTTTAAAGGACAGCCCAACATCAACTTCTTCGTGAAAGCCTTCATTCGTGCAGGACGCTTCACAACACAATGGGTTCGTCTCGACTTTGACACCCGACCCAACTTTGGAACAACGGCGACGATCACTCTTCCTCCAAAGGGTCAGCTCATTTCTAGGCTGTATCTTGTGAATACAATGCCCGATATTGGGTCATCCCAGGCCGCCGCCCGTGCCTGGTGCGAGGCGAATGACCGCACCTTTGCCGGCCCCGTATTTGGCTGGACGAACTCGGTTGCCCACGCCACCCTCAATCAGGCCACGATTGAAATAGGAGGTACGCGTGTGGAACAAATAGACGGCCGCCTACTCGAAGTTATGGACGAGTTCTACACGCCCCTGGAAAAGGTGAGTCTCATGGATCGTCTTCTGCCCCGGGACTCGACGAACTTCGTTCCTGGCCGCTTCGGCAGAGATTCAGTGACGCGCACAGTCTGCCCCCTTCCTTTCTGGTTTAGCCTCGGCGACGCGGGAACCTTCTTGCCCATCGACGCCCTCTACGCGGACCCGGTGCGCCTTCGCATCGGCTACGCCACCCTCAATACCCTCTATGTGAGCAGCGCACAGAGAAAACTGGGTGGATCGAGCTCGAACGGCGGGGCAGGTGGTGGCGGTGGCGGAGGCGGAGGCGGAGGCAGCGAAACAGGGGGGACAGGCGCGTGTCCTCCCACTGTACAGCAGGCGGTTCCAGCGGGAACCACGGCGGCTGCAGGTTTCACTCCTCCAGGCGGCGAGGCCTACTTCCCCCTTGCGAACTCCCCCTTCTATTACGACGACCCCTCTGGTGTTCTTATTGCCGGCCTAGACGGAAATCCTGATGAGACCCGCCGTGTGAGTGTCATTCCTGGGATTCAGATGCCTGGCACGAAGGACCTTGTGCTCGGCGACACATATCTTATGGCCGAATATATCTATCTTGATGCACCTGAGGCCAATCGCTTCCGCCTCGCTGATATACAGGTCCCTGTGACTCAGCACTACGCGTTTGATGCAGTTGATACGAAGCAGACTCGAGAGGTGAGTTGCTACTTGAAAGTACCGAATCCCACGCGCAACCTCTTCTTCTATCTTCAAAGGGTGGAGACGACGGCCTATAATGCCCCATTCCTTGCCACACGCGACCTCTCAGGTGTCGATGCCCCTATTGCGCCCTGGTGGCCGAATGCGTCCCGTATCTTGCCGCAGGTCTATGAGGAGCTCGTACCAGGCTATACGTTTCGCAACTCGGAGCCTGTGCGTGCGCTGGCCCTCATCTATGAAGGGAAACTCTTTCGATATTCGACGACGGCGCCGAGCATCTTCCGCTCCCTCTTGCCAGCACTAGAGCAGCGCAAGGCCCCGTGGATCCATCGCTATTATTACAATATCCCTTTTGGACTTCACTCGGGTCATTTCCCTCCAAGTCTCCCAGTAGGAGAAGCCAATCTTGACAAGATTGTAAATATCAATCTGCACCTCGATCTGCAGCCCTACGCGGGCTCTGCCGATCCAACTGCAGTACCTCGATACCTCGTGTATATCTGGGCGGAGACCTACAATGTCTTCCGCGTGTATGGTGGGCGCGGTGGTATGATGTTCGCCTACTAGTCGTCGCCTTAATAGGGGATAATCCAGTCACCGTTTGCGAGCATAGACTGCCGCTTCGTCTCGCCAACACGCCAGTTGTAGTGGAGTATGAACGTGCTCCCCTTTTGAGCTGTGTCTTTTCCGTAGAGGCTAGCGAACTGTCCGTTGGGATATTTGTCTCGGGGCAGAGTCTGAAAAGGGATGGCGAGTTCGCGCAGGCGATGATTGACGAACACCTGATCCTCGGGGCACTGGCGCCAAAGAGGGCCCTGTCCAGCAACTTGAAAGAGGGGGGCGGGGACGTCGGCTCGGCGCCAGGCAATGAATCCCGTGCAGGCGTTGGGACAAGGGGCGCCAGAGCAATCGGCGCGGCTCTGCTCGTCGCACTGGAGGAGGATAGGAGCGGCGGATTCGGCCGCGAGTCGCTGAACAAGATCAGGCAGGAAATCGGCATAGACAGCAATGTCGCCGTCCATATAGACAATGTAGTCGGCCTCGCTGGCGCAGAGTTCGGCGAGCAGTTCGAGTTTTTTGAGATTGAGTTGCTGAAAAGCACGACAACCGAATGGAGTTATCTTGGGCTGACTATCAGGCAAAGGTGAATCCATAAGAAGGCAGGGAATACTCTCTTGCCGAAAGAAGCGGTAGGAGGCCTTGTCCGTACAGACAATGCAGAGCTTCCAGGGGACACCTGCCTTCTGGAGGAGGCGTACGAGATTGAGAGTGAGAAACTTGTAGCCGTTGCTGGTGAGCGTACAGACGATGGCCTTATCAGGTGTTATGAACTGCCCAATAGAGAGCATAAGAGCCTTCTAGTGGTGGTGGTCTTTTGGCAGTGCTTGCTTTTACGAATCCCTCATATACTGCTTACAAAGCTCCTTGTCATTATTGTTCTTTTCGAGGCACTGCACATATTCCTTTACTTCGGGAGGGACAGGGGCAGTAGGGGGGGCAGCCGCCGGCTTAGGGTCGCTGCGGAAGATATTCATTGCTATGGAGTTGCCCATGCCAAAGCCGAAGCCGTGTTTCATAGAAGAGAAGAGACTGGGAGCTTCGGGAGCTGGGGCTGAGGGCGCCAAAGGCATCGGAGGCGGTGGCCTTAAAGGTGGGAGGGTCACAGGAGCACGAGGAGTTGGAGTGATTCTCTTAAAAGTTGGGCTTGAGCTCCTAGAACTTGATCCTCTAGAACGGGGCATTTCTACTATACAAGGACAATCTGTCCATTTATGTGGTCTATGTTCCCTCTGGCGTCTCGTTTGAAAGGGTGAGGGGCTCGGGCTCTGGCTGGGGCTCCACTCTAACCAACGTGCCGATTTGTGCGCTTAAGAGGGGGGATGGTGTGCCTCCGCTCCCTCTCCCTTTCAAGCGAGGGCTGGCATTCGGGCTTGCCCCTGGCCGCGAAGATCCGAACTGGGGTGACTTGGGCGGCTTCGCTGTCTGAAAAGGGAACTTCTTTGCATACGGATCGCCCTTGAATGCCTGGAATACTCCTGGGAACTTCACGGGACTTCCGAAGATATGAGCGGCCCTGAGGGTCGATGGGTCCTCTCGACGCATCTGAATGCTGCCGCTCTGCTTCACCTGTGCCTCCATCTCGGAATCATCAAGAAATCGGCTCATCCTTTACAGTGGGGGCCGAACTTTCGGCGCGAGGGCGCGACGCGAAATTGCCTGGGGGCGCAAGATAAAAAGGGGGTATAGGAATCACAGACAAAAATGCCGAAATACTCTCTTCTCATCGTGGAGTCCCCCGCAAAGTGCTCGAAGATCCAGGGGTTCCTCGGACCCGGATGGCGCGTCATTGCCACAATGGGCCACATTCGAGCTCTAGAGGAAGATCTGGATGCCGTTGGACTGGGGCGAGACTTTGAACCGCGCTTCGCCTTTCTCAAGGAAAAGGGGAAGGCCATAAGCGGCCTAAAGCAGGCGGCCTCGGAGGCGGCCAATATCTATTTGGCCTCTGACGATGATCGTGAGGGAGAGGCCATCTCCTATTCAGTTGCCCTATTACTCAAGCTCGACCCCGCCACGACTCCGCGCGCCGTCTTTCGCGAAATCACTGCGGGAGCTGTGCGAGCGGCTGTGGATGCCCCGCGGCGCATCGATATGGCACGAGTGTGGGCACAGCAGGCGCGGGCCGTGCTCGATATGATGGTGGGCTTCACTATCTCGCCACTCCTCTGGAAACACGTGGGGCAAGGGCTATCTGCAGGACGCTGTCAGACGCCGGCGTTGCGCCTCTTGTGCGACAGAGAGCGCGAGATCCGCGAGTTCAGGGCTGAGAGCTCGTGGCGTGTGAGCGGCGCCTGGGTCGGTCCCACCACACAGTTCGAGGGAGCCTTAGTCGATGAACTCGAGGACGAAGAGTCAGCGCGCAACTACCTCGAGAACATTCACGGTGACGCTGGGGGTACTGTAAAGGAGGCGGCGACGAGACCCACGACGGAGGCACCGCCGAAACCGCTGATCACATCGACTCTGCAGCAGGAGGTCTCAGCTGGCATTGGGATTCAGCCGAAGAATACGATGCGCATTGCTCAGAGACTCTATGAGGCGGGGCATATCACATATATGCGGACGGATTGTGCTGTTCTCTCTGAAGAGGCGAGGGGGGCTGCAGAGGAGTGGGTACGAGGAACACTGGGGGCGGAGTATGTGGGTGCTGCGGCGGCCCCTGCAGCCAAGAAGACCGCGGCGCCGGCGCCCAAGAAAAAGGAGGGGGCTGCACCCACTCCACAAGCACAGGAGGCCCACGAGGCGATCAGGCCCACCCATTTCAACACGGTGGATCTCCCTGGCGACGAGGACTGGAATGCGGCCGATCGCAGAATCTACAAGCTCATCTGGCAGCGCGCTGTTCAGTCCGTTATGGCCCCCGTAAGAGGGGAGCAGCGCACGATTGAGTTTGTGGCTGATGGGGATCCTGCTGAGTTCGCCTGGCGCGCCCAGTGGCGTCGCACTCTCTTTGCAGGGTGGAAGAAGATCGGTGAAAAGACAGTGACGGACCTCGACGCCCACGACGACGACGCGGGGGGCGGCGGGCTCACAGCAGATTCCGCGGCGGCTGCGTGGGCGGCGGCAACGGCGATTGACGTAGGCACACGGCTCAAGTGGCGCATCCTAGAGGCCGCTCCGCACGAGACGAGGGCCCCAGCACGCTATACGGAAGCCACTCTTGTGCGTGAGCTGGAAAAGAAGGGTATTGGACGTCCTAGTACATTTGCACAGTTAGTAGGGACTATAATGGATAAGGCCTATGCTGAAAAGAGAGATACGCCGGCGCGCGAAGTAACAGTGCCACGTCTCCGCCTGGAGCGCGTAGGGTTCTGGCCTCCAACGGAGCTCGCCGAAAAGAAGAAGGTGGGTGCTGAGCGACAGAAGTTGGCACCTACTGCGCTCGGTGTCTCTGTTATTGAGTTTCTCGAGCGCGAGTTCGGCCGGCTCTTTGCCTATGAATTCACGGCACAGATGGAGGCGCGGCTGGACAAAATAGCGGAGGGGACAGAGCAGTGGAAGGCACTCTGTAGGGATACGTGGGACTCTTACAGGGAGCGGTATGAGCAACTGAAAAGGGGAGGAGGGATCGCAGAGGCGGCTGGGACGGCGCGCGAGCGCTACTTTGCAGGGGGGATCAAGGCAGTGCAGACTAAGAAAGGCCCACTTCTCTTGCGTGAGGCGGCCGCGGGCACGGGCACGGGCACGGGCACGGGCACGGGCAAAAAGGGGGAGCCGGTCACATTCTACGGGTGGCCAGAAGGGGGGGTGGCGTTCGGATCTATTACGGAGGAGCAAGTGGCAGCCCACGTAGCAGCACGAGAGGCGTCGGCAACTGGAGAGGTTGTAGGTCGATACGAAGGAGCTGAGATGATCAAAAAGAAGGGTCCATTCGGCTTCTATGTAGAGTGTGCTGACGTGAAAGTGCCGTGGAAGCCCGAAGACACAGAGGTCACTTTATCTGAGAAGATTCGAGCAAAGACCACGGCAGGCTCAGCGCTGCATACGCTCGGCCCTTTCGAGTTCAGGAGCGGTCCCTACGGAGTGTATTTCTTCAAGAAGGATGTCGTTGGAAAAGGGCGAAAGTTCGTGGGATTAGCGAGCGGAGTTGATCCAAAGGCGCTGACCTTGGAGGCGGCGACGAAGCTATTCCAAGACGGCCTGCAGGCAAAGGCGCGTGGGGCGGCGTTTAGTAGGGGTGGAGGGGCAGGAGGCAGGGGACGTGGTCGTGGGAGAAACTAGATTCTAACCACTATATAAGATGGTACCCCCGTTGGACTTACGGCGGATTCCAGCCTATGTAATCAACTTGAAAGAGAGACCCGATCGCTGGAAGAGATTCACCGATCAACCCGCCGTGCATGGCCTCCGTCGTCTGCGTCGGCTGCACGCGGTAAATGGGAAAGGACTTCGTTGGCGCACAGACAAGCGCATATCACTCCACACCAAGCTCAATATTTTTCGTAACTACCGTCGCTCTCATTACGAGATCGCCACACTCGGTGCAGTGGGATCCTCTCTGAGCCACATTGCAGCCTGGCGCAAGTTCGTGGCAAGTGGTGCGCCTGTTTGTCTTGTGCTGGAGGACGACGCCATCCTTACGGAGGATCAAGTGAAAAAAGTAGAGGAACTCTCGGCCAACGCCCCAACAGATTGGGCTATATGGCTCCTCGGCTTGTACAAGCCGAACACTATCTTTCAAGATATAGAGGGCACGGGCTGGCGCCAAATCCACAGCTTCACAGCTGCCCACGCCTATCTCTTGCGTCGTGAGGCAGCACTGAAGCTCCTCGAAGAGCCATTCCCTATTGAGACACACATCGAGTACTACATAACAGGCAGTGCTACTTTAAAGGAGTTCAAGGTCGTAGAGCACCCTGACATCCATATTGAGTTTTTCCGCAAGGAACGTGATAAGCCACGTGTGTATGACTCGAATACGTCGCAGCACAAGAAGGGGGGTTGCCCAACGTGCAACATCCCTGATGATTACAAACAGTTTTATAGGGGAGCTACAAGGCGCAAAAAGAGTGAGGGTATGCAGGTGAATGGGCTAGTTGAAACGGGCCAACAAGGCGGAACGATTCGAATGCTGCGAAGCGCCGCCAACACGCGTAAAAATCGCCGCAACGAATAAATGCCTGGTAGTGCTGGCTCTACGAATTCGAGTCCAACAGGGAGCCGAAGAGGAAGTGTAGGTTCCGCCACACCCCCCTCCAAGGCAACTGATGTATCTGGTGTTGTAGCTAGGAAGTTTATGAATGGCTGGACGAAGGAGCAGGATACTCTTATGGCAGAGTGGGCCGACATTGCCGGCTGCTATCGCTGGCTCCACGACCGTTCGCACAAGATCTATTCCAAATACAATATGTCGATGACGATTCCCGTGATTATCCTCTCGACGCTCACTGGAACGGCCAACTTTGCGATTGACTCGTTTGTGCCTCAGGGGAGTACCGAAACCAAGAAGTATGTAGCCGCGGGCATTGGTGGTCTCTCCATTTTTGCAGGGATCCTGACCACTCTCGGCAACTTCTTCCAGTTCGCCCAGAAATCCGAGGCGCACAAGGTTGCCAGTGTTGCCTGGGGAAAGTTCCAGCGCCAAATCACAGTCGAGCTCGCCATACATCCAGACGAGCGCATTGAGGCTATGGATTTCTTGAAAATGTGTCGCCAGGACCTGGACCGCCTCATTGAGCAGTCACCTGCTGTACCAGATATGGTAATAGCTGCGTTTGAAACAGAGTTCAAGACAGTGCCCAATCTGAAAGTTCCCGACATTTGCCACGGGATAGAGCATACTCGTATTTATGATACGAACAACACCCGACTTGGTAAGATAACGGCTGAAGCCGCGCTCCACTTGAAATACAAGAAGAATGCGCTGGCGAACAGTATCTTGCCAGACCTCGATAAGAAGATTGAGCAGGAACTCTCCACTCGTATTGAAGAACGCATCAAGACAATCATTGCGACGACGACGCCTCCTCCAGAGAGGGCCAAGTCGCCTGGGGGGTCACTACCACCTCCTGCCGCAGCTACAATACCTGTGGAAACTGACTGGCGTCGTCTCTTGGTGAGCAGGCGCAATATACTTCAGGGGGGCTCCGAAGCAGTGCCACCTCCTACGAGGGCGCTATCCCCGCTTTCCCCCAAGAAACTAGAGCAAACTCCTGCCTTTGGAGCTGCAGTAAGGCCGGCAGACGTAGTACCCTCTATAGCCCTGGCCGAACCCGCTACAAAGCTGGCAACCTCTCCTGAAGAGGTGCGTATAAACATCGTGGGTCAAAAAAATGAAATCATTGACTCGGAGCCTACGCAGGAGATATCCCCGCCGTCTTAAGGCAGAAGAGATATTCTTCAGTCTCAGTACCTTCGTTGTACTCATAGGCCTTGAATCGCTTATGAGGCCGTGTCACAACTGACACGGTCCCATACGCGGCCAGAATCGCGGTCATTTCCTCTCTTGAGAGGAGGCTTTCATTACTGTAAGATACAAAGATCCAGGGAACTTCGCGCAGCTCGCCTATCAAGTCTCGAAAGGCGTCGGCGACTTCACGCTTTCGGCAGAAAGGAGAGACGAAACAGTCGGCTGGAATCCCCGTTTTTCCATGCACGGCGGCGCTGGAGGCAGCCTCCGCCGGCGTCAGCGCGATTGCATTCAAGACAAAGTAGTTCTTCGAATACTGCCGTTCATTATAGGGCGGGTCCAGGTAGGCTGCCTCTACAGTTGCACGCAGACTTCCCGCAATGGCCCTCGCGTCGTAGAGAAGGGCGCGGGAGTCTGGGTGGGCTGCGGTAGAAATCCGATGGACTGGTCGGAGGTCCAGTTGGCGAGCCGCAGTTTTCTTGAATGATTTGAGGTAGCATCCGTAGGTGGAGGCAACGTTGGCGACGGAGTCTGCGGAGGTGAGGAGGCTTGCAAGAAGGAAGGTAAAGTCCGCGTGGGTAATGACGGGTCTGATCTCTTCGAGGCGGCGGCGAAGATAGTCGATACGGCGGGCATTTTCCACTGTAAAGTACATTCGCTCCGAGTTCTCGAAAGGGGAATACGTGCGTGTTATGTGGCCTGGAGGGGTGGTATTATGATAGCCGCCGGTAAGTTCAGCACGAAGGACATCGATAATAGCAGCCACAGCGCCTGTATAGGAGGAGCTGACAAAGGCGGAGGTAATGATGTGGCTGTAGGGTTCCACGTCATTTGCTACGGGGATGGCGCCGCGAATGCGAAAGAAGTAGGAGACAATGCCGGTGCCTGCAAAGAGATCGGCGATGCGATGACCGGCGAGAAAGGACCAGCCGGTGGCCGCGAGAATCTGGGACTCGAGCCATTCCAAGAGCTGGTACTTGGACCCGATATAGTTCAGTCTCGATGGCTGTCCTTCCATTTTGGGGGGGCGAGGCTGAGGCTTGTTAGAGAGGGAAGGAGGAGGCGGCCTTTGACAATTTTAGAGGGGGCGGCGGGGCCCGACTAATCCTCAAACATCGGATTCGCCAACCCGTTCTCGTAGCGCATCCAGTTAATCCCTATACAGAACACCTTCACTTCCCAGGCCCCGTCGAGAATCCCCCCAGGAGGACGCACATCTAGCACGAGTCGCAGGGAGTTGAGACGGCTCGCATTCAGACTTCCGCTCGGCTGGTGCTCTCCAGGATAGCGCGCAAAAGGATAGCCATAAATGAAGTTGGCATACGCGGCGTAGCCCCCTTTATGATGCTGTGCAATGAGCTGGCGGAAATACTGCTCCTCGGCCTCACAGAGGACAACGCCATTCGCCTGTATAGCCGCCCGCTGAACGAGGGGTTGGGCCGCGCGCAGGGGATCCCACTCGGCCTCCAGCGACGCCGTGTAGTTCGTCCAGGCATTATTGTCTGCCACCCCCTTGCGCCGAACGAACCAGATGATCTCCTCTAGAGGATGATTGGCCTCCAGGGGGAGCTGCACGGTAATCGTATCAGTTGCTGCGCGCTTTCCTGTAGCGTACTTGAGCGGCTCGTCGAATGCGAATGTCTGCACTTCGCGATAGGGGGTCTCGAACGGGTCATACAACATACGACGACGGAACTCGCCATCGGTCACGGCTCCATAGGTGAGCAGCTGGAGCGACTCAAAAGCTGGAGGGGCTAGCGCAGTAGTAACGACACGAGGATCAGGTGGCTGTTGGGAATCGAATGCAGTAGTAATGCCGATGGGGACTGAACTACAGCTGTCGCGAAAGCCACGGAGTTGTCGAACGCACTCTTCAAAGGGGCGCAGGGTTACGTGAAGACGCACCAGGCCTTCACGAATGGCGATCATTGGCAGGGCGGCCTGGTAGCGAGTACGCATAAAAAAGAGGGGCAAGATGCAGTTCAGCACGCCATTTTCAGTAGGAAAGAGGCGGGGTTGTGTCTGCGCCAAGAGGCGTGAAGTGGAAATACGGCCGAGGTGGTCGTAACTCACAGGGATCTGCGTGTTGAAGTCGGCGAAGAGGAGGCTGAACACATTGATGAAGTCGCCGTCAATAGTCTCGATGGTTCGTCCGTCGATTTCGAGCTCGGCCTCCTTGATAATAGCGGAGCCGAGGGCATTTGCGTATTCCCAGGAGGTCGCGGGGTCTTGATAGTTGAGTAGCCCACCTGCATAGAGGAGTTGTGACTCTGAGTCCAGCCAGTGTCCGAGGCGAATCTGAAGGACTGCCCCGAAGAGGAGGTCGCCCACGAGAAGAGAACCGATGTCGAAGGAGAACCGCTGCCCAAATGCCGCGGGGCCGCGGTAGGCGAGTTCTTGTACAAGAGGTGTGAAGGGGAGTGTGCGGCGTTCCGTGTCGCGCGTGAACCACGTGGTGTCCGTTTTCAGAGGGAACAGGTCATTCTCTTGGAGGTCACGATTCGTGAGGTCCAAGAGAGTTTTAATAGTTCCTATGGGGCGTTTTGATCCGTCGGCAAACGACATTTCTCTGTAGAGTAGGCAGCATCTTTTCTTAGGTGCGTCTGCGACGGCTGCTGCGGCTGCGGCCGCGGTTGCGGCGTTTCCGTGTCTTCTCCCTTTTTGAGACGGCCATCTCCTTTGTAGGAGCACCAAATGGCTTGGCTTCATGGGCATACATATATACAGGCTCCTTTCCACGCCGACGCCGACTCTTTTGACGAGCAGCAAGATTGCGTTGCTTGGCCTGCGCACGCAATGTAGCGGGACTTGGTACATTGGGTATTACCATTAGTTCGGGGGCAGCATTTGGCACAGAGTTCTGCTCTATAATCGGCTCAAGATTCGCAGCAGCAACTGCTGCATACTCCTCTGGATGTTCCGCGCGATATGTGTTTTCCATCGCGCGAAAATAGTTGAGCGTGGCCTTCCCTTGTGCATTGTAGTTGGCCGCCCGCTCGGCCGCCCGCCGCGTGTGTGCCTTTTTCCCGTACTTCAAAACATTGCGCACACGATTCTTCAGACTCACTGGCTGACCGACATTCTCAAATGCATAGGCTCCAATAATGTCCTCCACATTTTCTGGAATCCCCTTTTGTGCAAAGGGATCCCGTGCAGCTAGGCGAAGGGCGTATGCAGTGGAAATATTTCCTTTAGAGGGGGCATATTCATCATCCAACCAGGACATCTCTATTGAGTGCTCAGATTAGCCTAGGCGAAGGCGGGGGCGGGGTCGCCCACCCTAGTTCCCGTACTTGAGATATCCGCGATCCTTCTCAATAGTATAGAGTGCCCAGGAATCGACCACAGCCGTCAGCTCAGTGCTCGGTTTTCCGAGAAGACTGTCTGGGGGCACGCCTACCAGCTCCGTATAAAGTGTCGGTCGGTCAGCAGTGCTGAAATTCACGGACCCTTCGGGCTGTCGTTCTGAAAAGGGGGGGAGGCGCTGGCCCGTACGCACGGAGCCGAGATCCCAGTTCATCTCTCCTATCCCTGGACCGGGGTCGCGATCCTCTTTTGCGTGATGTGTAAGGGTGTTCCAGATGAGTGGAGAGAAGAGGGTCTCACGATCACGCCCTGCAATAATGAGAGACTGATTCGCATAGTACTCTTGACCGGATACGTCAGCCACTATTTTCCAGCGGCGGCCTGCGCGAAGATCGTCATGACTCCGAGAGAACCAGAAGAGGCGACTGGCAGGATGACGGGCATCCAGTCTATTGGTAACGGAGGCGGTGGCAAGGCGCTCTAGAGGCGCATAGTCCAGTGGGCCGAAGGTGAAGGTATTTTCATAGAGACGCGGAAAGGGGATCTCAAGGGGAGTGGAGCGAAGGGCCAACTGTGTGTCGCCGTCTGTATAGATGTGCCTCGTTTCGAGCTGCAGTTGGGGCGAGGCGATGGCCGTGCGTGTGAGAGGGGCAAATGTCCGAGGAGGGCTCGTGGCCGCAGTGAAACTCGGGACGAGCCAGGGGGCAGGTCGTGCGCTCGGGGGCGAGGCGACTTCGCTGCTCTCCACGATTTCCTCTAGAGGGCGCAGAGTGAGCCGCAGTTTGAAGGCCTGGCGCCGCATTGCTATGCTGGGGAATCCGCGTTGATTGCCTCCTATAAAGGGGAGTTCGAGGCGGAGGCGCGACGGCGTTGCAGCGCGCCCAATGGAGGCAGCGCTGCCATCGTGCCAACCGGCGAGGGTGTTTTCCAGATAGGCGGAGTTGAGAGAGCCGCGGGCAATGCGACTGGCCCAGAGAGCATCACCGCTGGTTTCGAAAAGGAGGATCTTATCCTGATAGATTTGTATCTTGCTGAAGAGGAAGTAGGCTATGCCGTTCGTGTATCCATAGCGGAGACCTGTTGCAGTGTCGGTGATTGCCGTGGTAGGATTGAGGGCGGCTTCGGGGGGAGGAAACCAGGAGGGTAGATCTATCAAGAGAGTGGGGCGCACAAAGACGTCGCCGGCTGTCTCGAACTCGAACTCGCAACTGCGACCGAACTCGGCCCCGTTGAGTGGCGGGATTCGGCGGAGCTCGTGAATCACGGGCGGTGTTGGCTCATATCGCGCCTCGAAAGGATTCAGTGCCTTTTTGAGGTCGTTTTGAAAGAAGAAGGTGTCTTTATTCCCGCGCGCGAGGGACTCATATAGGGATCCCTCGGCGGTCCGACTTGTCCGGACAGTCATCATTCTGCCTAGGGCTCAGACGAATAAGAGCATTAAGTGGCGGGGCTTGACGAGCCTAAGGCGCCTGGGTGAGATTCAAGCTGGCTGCACGATCGGCGCGACGGGGAAGCACGAGCTCTCCGCGCCGACCATAGCGGGGGAACTCGATTTTGGCAGACGAGGCAATGCCGTCTTTGACCCACTGGGACATTCGCTTCTTTACCTCTTGATACCCTGGCTCCGTATCAGCAATGCCCACCTCGTTCAGCTTACGCAAGATAGTCAGCGTTTCACTCAAGCGATCCTCTTTCGGTTTCTCTGGAGCCGGTGGCATTCCTATCTTGATTGCGTGAAAGGGGGAGGTGAGGACCGTACGCATGCGCGGTTCAGACGATAAAGAGATGGTAGTCTCTCACAATAGTATGGGTGCAACCATTCTATTCTCGGAAGATGGCTGCTATGCAACGGACCCCGTGCATGTCTTGCAGCGCCTCTATGAATCCGCCCAGCCCGAGCTCATTCTTAATAGGGAGCCGGTCACACCAGCGGAGAAGGCCTATATGCTCTTGTTCGAGTCATTTCGTCCTGTTGTTCGCCTAGATGCTGCGGCCGTCACAGCAGCCGAGCCGTCCTCATATCCTCTAGAGAGGATTGCGCCTCCAGCTGCCTCTGGACTGCTCCCTCCAGTAACAGGCGAGTACATCCAAGGCCTCTGTGAAAAAACTATCTTGACACGGAAGCACTACGAGGATATTCGTGTTCATATCGAAACCGGTGACTCGCGGGACAAACTACACTTTATCGAAGACGGATTCCCTGCCGAGTTTCTTGCAGCCACACGATCCATCTTTGTCTATCCTGTTCGAGACAACATCGAGCCGGTCTTTAAAGAGAAGTGGCCAGCTCTGAAACTTGTCGTGATACATAGCGGAGATGATACTGTGCCTGCGGGCGTAGTTGCGGCATTCCTCGAGAGACATCCTGGCGCCCGTATATGGCAAGTGAATATGGCGGAGCGTCCTGGCCCACGAGCTAAACCGCTGCCTCTTCTTGAGCAGAATCGCTACTGGAGAGGGGGTTCTTCAAAGGAGGATGATCCGCCAGTGAGCTGTAGCCGTGAGAGGGACGAGTTCCGAAATGGCACTATCTTTTGTACGTGGCGCTGGGAGACGAATCCAATGCGCCGCGATCTCTTCTACAAAGTTGCAGATATGGCCTTCCGTGAGCCCGTGCCTACACCCATCACCCTCTACAGATATCTTGATAAGGAGGACTATGCGGAACTGCTGCCAAAAGCGGTGGCGGTCCTAGCGCCTCCTGGAAACGGCTACGATACACATAGATGCTGGGAGGCGCTCTATAAGGGCTCCTGGCCAATCATCTTTAATATTCAGCACACGCGAACTCTCTTGGACGAGTATCCAAGCCTCCCATGTCTTGTCATTGAAGGCGCGGACGATTTGCGGCGGCTGGCTGTGCCTCCGTGTCCTTCTCCCTTCCATCCATTGCTACTGCGTGAATACTGGAGGCTACAGTATGAAGGCGTCCTACTTGCAGCCACATCCCAGACTTCCACAGGAGTTGCAGAGTTGTGAGCCGTAGTGCACAATCTGACGCTGAACGTAATCCGGATAGTTAATCACGCAGCCCGTTATGGAACTGCAGGTACTATAGTTACAGGCGGGCTGTGTGCTGAGTTTAGTGATCCTATAGTTTGTGTATATGGCCTTTGCCTGGAGTTTGCGTATGGCATCACTGGCGTCCATTCTAGTGTGTGCTGTCAAACTTTGTAGGAGGGGGGGCGAGAGCCACCAAGCCAAAAATTGCCGCGCGCCTTGCTCATTACAGGAAGGCACGCGGAAATGCCAGGAGAGATCTGTAAAGGGATTCTAGTGCGAGATGGTCCTATTGGAGGGGCTGCATTCAACTTCATAGGGGCAGATGGAGCGACCAGCACAGAGCGATTCAATATTCCTATTCGTTGCAGGCAGCCTCCTGTGGAGGGTTCAGTCCTCTGCCCCAAATGTCAAAAGCGAAAAGAGGTAACAGCGCTGGCCAAGAAGACGCCGACCTCGATTGAGGGGGGGCGCACACAGTATTTAAATGGCGTTGTAGGAGAGCCCATTCCCTACTGGTCTCACGTGGTGGGGAGCACGTGGTATCTTGAGAAACTGGCTGCGGGCTTCCGCCTATCTGCAGAGGCGGAAGCGAAGATTCGGGCGGCACAAGAGCGTGTCTATAAAGGAGAGGCGCAGCCGCCACCACAACCCTATCCTGAGGAACCACGGGCACCACGCAGAGCCAAGAAGAAGGACGATCGCGTGCAGACAACGCTCGATCTAAGTGGCGGGACTGAAACGGCGCTAGCACCGCCACCTTCCTCTTTCGCTGCGGCGGCGGCGGGGCCGAGTCCGCCACAGCAAATAACAATGGCATTCTATGATTCGAAACGGGTGCCACTCGAAGTCGCGGACATCATTCGTGTGCCTGTGAGCAAGCACGTGATTGATGGTATGTCGGTAAGCGTCGATACTCAAAAGGGGAAGGTCTATGATCTCAAGGCGCGCTACTTGGGACGCTGGGACGCCGCGAAAAACAAGATTGTGGCTTACCCAGACTCTGATGCGGAGGCGTAGGCTTAGCGTTAATCCTCGAGTGGATACACGTTGTTCGTGCGCGCTTTTTGGGAGCGACCGGCCTCATTCACGAAGCAGACGGAAAAGATGTAGATAGAAGAGGGATTGAGATTCGTTATCACACAGGACGAGTCGTAAAATCCTGGAGTGGCATAGCCTATTCGCGGATCAGCAGGATCCTTACTGCGGCCGGCGATATAGTAATGTGGTCGTACTCCCTCATTTTTAAAGGGGCCGTCGCGCCACATCACCTGTATGGTGGTAGGGGTATTGCGCCAGGCCCACGCGGCGTCAGTATATCCGTCTGGAGCTGCAAAGGCATAGGCGGGGGGATACACTGCAGGAGGGGACCACGTGGCCCCGTCGTCATAGCTGGCCTGTACATATGCATTGTATGACATATATGTAGTAAGGCCGGTCACAGTGTAACTGAGTATGTTGGAGGGGAAGGTGAAGTTAAAGGGCACACCACTATCGGGTATCATCATAAGATTATAGTTCGTTGGCTGCACAGGGAGATTGACAGCAGGCAACCAGCTATATGTGAGGGCACCAGATCCGAAGACGGCTGGTGTCCCTAGGGCTATAGGAGGAGTAGAATCGCCCATTTATCACAGACGAGGAAAATAACTAGGCTCCCGTGATATATTTCGGCTTCGTTGCGGCAAAGTTGGAGATGACTTCATTGGAGGCAAGTGCGCGATTATAGATTGCAATCTCGCCGAGATCACCCACGAGTCGCGTGCCTTCGAGGGACCAATCAGCACCTATGTAGTAATCAAAGCCTGAAGAGGATGGGGTGAGTCCAGGATATGTATCCACCTGAATGAGTTGCATTGTGCTGACATTCGAGTGGTTCGCATACGTATTAAGTTCCTTGCTTGTATTGTCCCACGTGACGCACATTGATGTCCAGGCCTCATCTGTAAAGGGAATGGCTGCTCCATTGACAAAGGCGCCATCGTACCAGCCTCCGCGGACGGCCGTAGAGGAAGGAGCACCACCCCCAGCATAGAACGATGCGTACATATTGATATTGCTGGTGAGCTGTTCGGTGAGAATGGCAGCACGCCCCTGTTGGCCGCGGCGCTTGAACCAGAACATAACGCTCCAATCAGGCTGGTATATCATATTAGAGAAACTGTAGTACAGAGTACCATCGAAGCTGACAGCATTTCCTTGAGGTGTCTTGGCGGGAGTTCCTGCTGCCACGGAGGCCACGCGGGCATTCGAGGAGCGATCGGTCCAGCTGCCGGCGCCTGTATAGGTAGCGGCGTCAAAGTGGGCCAGGAGGCCAGTTGTATCAATAGGGAGTGAGCCCACGGTGCTAGTATAGCGGGGAGGAGAATAGCCGGCACACGTCACGGCCTGCACTGTAAAGGAGTATTGCGACGTTGGATTCAGTCCATCGATCACGAGATCTGTCTGAAGAAGCCCGTCGCCACTGAGTCTCAGCACCGGATCGCCGCCGTTGTTACTGATGGACGTGACGACATACCAGAAGATGGTGGCATCGGGAAGCACTGCGGGAGGTGTCCAAGCTACAAGTGCGCTGCTTACGCCGAGGCTTTGGGCAGTGACTGTAGAGGGGGGGGTTGTGGGCTGTGTGCCTGGCTGCCATGACAAAAAGGAGGCGGCGGGACTCCACGTGGCACCTCCGTCGTTCGTGGCCTCTAGAGTTGCATCATAGGTGAGCCCATTTGTGAGACCGGTCACGCGGTAGTAACGCTCAGTTGGCCCTGGATAGAGGGGGGCTGTATAAGAGAGTGTGAGGCGATACCCTGTTATAGGAGAACCGCCGTCCGATGCAGGTGGTTCCCAGGAGAACTCGAGTGTCTGCGGACTGGATCGTGGTTTTATGAGAATCTGGGGAGCGCTCGGCGCTGACATCTATCGCTGGCTACTAAATATTGCTAGAGGCAGGAGCTGGCGCAGCCGGCTCAGGCACCAGTGCCGGCCAAGAGACAGGGAACTTATCGACCAGGAGCTCGCGCACGGCGCTGGCATACTGCTGAATCTCCACCTGTGCTGTGGGATCGAGGCGCAGTGCGCAGAGTCGGGCATAGGCTGCAAGACTACCCGTTTCGATGAACTCCGTATACATTGACTGCGGCAGAACAGCGCGAGCCAGTTCAGGCGCCACCTTCTTTTCGAGGAGTTCCTCATAGGTCCTTATAGCCTCCTCCTGGAATCGCGCTATGGTCGCACGCACAGCCTCCTCCTCAGCAACAGGTGTGGGCTTGGACCCCTGCTTCTTATTGGCATCCCGCTCACGTAGAGCCCCCTCTATAGGAACAAAGCACTCTGGGCGCTCATCCACGTAGCGGCGACTCACCTCATTTCGGGCGAAGCCGACGACGTGGCGGAACCACTCGCGGGCGACAAAGATGGGCATCTTGATTCGGAAACGGGCCTGGGGGTGGAAGAACGGCGTAATATGATTATGCTCCGCGAGATACTTGACAAGTTTTCCATCGCGCGGGGCCATCTCTGTAACGGTCTTTGCGAAGGAGACGCGGGCGGCATTGACGACGGTGAGGTCATCGCCGAAGGTGTCCAGAAGTTCGACGAAGCCAATGCCATCAAGCAGGGGGATCTTCTTAGGACTGGAGGTAGCAGCGGCAGACACAGACGGCAGGGCAGGCACGGCGCAGTCGGCAAGGGACATTGTATCTTGGGAAGCATAAGGGGGCCAGGCTTAGGTACTGATAACGGTGCTATCATTTACTTCTTGTAAAGTCGCAGATTTAGGTAGAAGATGACTCGGACTCAGCGTGCTAAGCGTGGTCGCACTGGACCGACCAATGCCCAATTTTCCTATCACTCGGAACAGGTGCACTCGGTAGCCAAGAACGGGAAAGGAGTGACACGGCGCAACGTGGTGAGTATTCGAAACGGGCGCGGTAAAAAGGCGGTGGAGATCTATGATGCAAAGGGACGCCCACAGAGCCGAGTGACAAAACCTCTGAGCGCGTCAGAAGTGAGCCGCATTCGCAAGAACCAGTTCATCCCTGGCCTTTTCAAGGACTGCTGCTAGAAGGGGGTGCCAAAGGCACTCATTCGCACCTCTAAAAGGGGAGCGAATGAGCGTGATTGCTCGTAGGAGCGGACCCGACTATGCGCGTACCAACTGCACTGCGTGGTCGGCTACAACCCTCTCAAGGAAATACTGGCCGTTCCAATACATCAGGCTCGCGGGCACAAGAGCCAGCCACGACTCCGCCTCACTCGAGCACACATATGCAGCAGTAAGGACCGCGTGTCCCACACAGCCCGGAGATCGTATCCACACATTGAGCCAGCGATTCACTGCCTTTTCAGTAAGCCGATCAATGAAACCATTCCTCTGAAGGAACAGCAGCAGATAGTCAATGCCCCCAGGAAGCCCAGTGCTGAAAAAGAGGGAGAATCCGAGCAAGGGGGAGCGTGACACCCAGAGTCCAATAGGAATGGCCACGCCTATCATTAGACCGTGGTGCAACCAGTCGTCGAGCTGGAACTTGTGGCGATACACGAGAAAGTGATAGAGGTGCAGGGCCGCGACTACGAGGGCGGCCTTCGTATTCGCTGGGTAGTCGTCCAAGTGGTGGAAGTCGGCGAAAGTGGTATAGAGATCCCCCGCCGTGGAATAGACGATATAGGCATTGTGTGCGGCATGCACGGCGTAATAGGGTGATGCAACGCCCGCCGCCGTGAGGATGCGGTCTATAAAGGTGAAGCCAATGAGGGCGAAGAGACCGGTTGTGATTTCGGAGATCATTACGTGTATTGCGCGCGGTGCGTTTAGACCTGGCTGCTTGGCGCGAGGGCGCTGAGAGTCGTCTTCCACGAGCCCGCCACCGATGCATTGCGCCGCCACCAGTCGCGACCAGCCGCCGACATTGCTGCCCAGATCTCCGCCGAGGTGTCTTTTGCGACGCGTGCGGCCTCATCAGGAGTCTTCACGCGCACGTAGTGTATTCCCTCAAGCGGAGGATCAGCATAGGAACTCATATCCACCTCTGGAGCCACCAGGGGCACACAGCCCATTGCAAAACACTCGATCTCGCGATGGCATTTGCGGCCATAGCCGGCAAGACAGAGACCGAAGCGGGCGCCGGCGAGGCGCTTGAGATACTCCATCTGCGTAAGAGGATAGGGCTCACTCGCTCCTTTTACATGGACAAACTCGTCGGCAGAGTCCGTGAAAGCGGCAGACCAATCCTGCGTCGTGCGCCGCTGCATCTGGACGGCGTTCTCGGAGCGCCCGTAGAAGACGACACGGCGCGCACGATCTTCATAGGAGGCAGCACCTATTCCAGCGGCGACTGCGTCCTCTACCAGGCGAGGACGACGCGGCCAGAAGATCCACGGTTTCGCCGCGGGGACACCTGGAAGACCGAGGGCCGATGCCGGCAAGGGATTTCCAAAGAGCGCCTCGCGCCAGCGCATCTCCTCCTTTGGAGCTTTGGCCAGCCACTCAAGAGTGGGGCGATCGTAGAGGAGCGTATCGCCTACGCCGCCCAGCCAGACCTGTGTGAGCTCGGGCGATTCCTCGAGGGCGACGTATCCCTTTTCAGCCCAGAGGCGGGCCAGTTCTCTGAACGAGTCGCCGGCGTGAGAGAAAAAGTCGCTGCGGCTGGAAGAGGGGAGAATGAGTTTTGGGACGTCGGGCTGGATCTGCTCTGCAGGCTGCGTCGGCTGTGCGGGCTCTGCAGCTTGCACAGGCTGGCCCAGTTCTCCAAGACAATCGTCGCGCAGCCGCACGCGCACCCCATCAATCTCCGTGACCGTGGGCGCCCCCTTTGGTACAATCACCATCCTATGGCGCAAATCGGCAGCCCCCGCCATATGCAGCAATCGAATCGACGGCTCCATCTCGGACTGCACTTCCCACACACGGGCCTCGCGAGGCAACACCCAGCTCCACGCGACCAACGATGACTTGCTGCCGACGATGAAGCCCCACGCCCCCTTCAAAGAGAAGAGAACGGTGTCCAGACTCGTCGCGTTCTCCCATACGATCTTGCAACGCAGTCCTCGCGTCTCCAACTCCCTCTCGAGCTCCTCAGCCGACTCATCCGTGATCCACTGGCCATCGACGGCCACCACCACCCGCCGGTCCTCTTCGCGCACTCCCTCTATCCAGCCACCGAGACCGAGTGCGCCGCGCAGAGCCTCCATCTCCTCTCGCGTACAATGGTCCTTCGGCCGATCATCGTGCAAGAGCAGCGCGGCCTCGCGACACCACGCCTGCGCCGTGTCATCGCGTGAGAGTACGGGAATCTCAGCTGCACCCCAGTTGAATGCGCGCAGGGCAGGTGTAATCCCTGCCGCCTTTGAGCACCAGAACTCGCCGCCCTGGAGGCCAGCTTTTTTCCGCAAAAGGAGTACTTTGGAGAGGTACTCAAGGACATAGCGCCCAGGATCCTTCGCCACTGTATCTGGACAAGGAGCAATAACTCCTTCTTCGACCGGCATCGAGGCACTGAGAGAACTGATCTCACTCTTGGTCCAGGCCTCCACGGACGCCTTATTGCGGCCCACGAAAATGGAGTTATATGCAAAGGCGAGTCCGTCGCGTGTCTGGAAAACGTTGCGCATCTTATAGATTGTGGTGGGAGGCGCGGTCCATGCATTATCACCCTGTGGGCTGAGGATGACCTCGTCCGATGTCACCCGCTTTATCATTGTAGAGAAGGTGCGCGCCTGGGCTTCCGTTATAGGGCCGCGGAGAGGGCGGAGAATGGGTTTCGAGCTGGGGACACTTTCCGTACCCGTCGTCGCCGCAGCCCCCTTCACGTCATAGACAGGTTCCATATCGTGAATACCCGTGGGCGTGAGATGCACATAAAAGGGGCGATCCACAATGTCCCGTGGATCATATGTGCGCACCTGACTTGTGTGATAGTGATAGGTGCGCAGCGTGAGCGCCGGATTACAGACCATAAATCGACGGCGCATCATTTCGTACGTGATGGCATTGTCGCAGCCCGCTTTTCCGAAGGCGAACTCGAAAGGAGTCCAGTCCTTCACGTCCATTGCTTGCACAGAGCCAGCCGACACAATCCACGTATCTTGGGAATCTGGCCGCGGTCCGAAGAGTTTGGCCGCGTTAATCTGCTCGGCAGCGGCGCCCTCCACGTCCCAACGCAAGAGAGCAATGAACTTCGAATCGATGTCGATCGACCAGAGTGCCCGCATTGCCTCACTGGAATCGAGGAAGATATCGGCATTCACAAAGGCGACGATTGCATTCGCCGGTGCTTCCAACCGAATCCAGCGAAGAACATCGGCATACGTAATGCGCTTGCCGACGATCTCTTCGACGAGCTTCGAGTGCCCAGCCAGCCGCGCCGGCACACACGCGGTCTCATTCAAGAGAATCACCTTATCTACATAGGGATTGGCCAGGTTCTGCTCGAGGCAGGTTGTCAGCTCACGTCGCCGCCTACTCTTTTCAGGATTGTAGAACTGCGTGATGACCCAAAGAGGGGGAGGCGCGGAGCGGACCGGTGCCGCTTTGAGGCCGTAGGAGGCGGCCACGTCCGCGCGTGTCTCCGTAGGCTGAAGAGGGAATGATGTGCGGGACCGAAGGAGGAGGGCCAGAATCGTCTTGGCGTCCTCGAGGGTCCCGTCCCAGGCCGGACCGAGAAACTTGTAGAGATCCTTGATCTCATCTATACAGAGCACATTGGTCACGCGATACTTGGCGAAGACTTCATATGTGATGGTCTCAATGGTGGTCTTGGGTACAACGACGAGGCGGGCTTCGGCCCAGCTGCCGCGGGCGAACCAGGCCTCTGCTGCAGAGGGGGAGTCGAGACAGAGGACGACATCGGCGCGGATCCCGCGGTTGCGCAGGACTTCCCAGGCGGCCAGACTCTCGGCTCCACAGGTCCAGCGGGACCAGGCGGATGCTGCTGTAGGGTCTAAGGCAGCCGCGTCGGCAGCGTTGAACCAGACGAGTGTCTTGGCATTGCGCCACAGGGCTGGCTCGAGTGTCAGGATTTTAATCGGTTTTCCCGTGACGGGATTGATAGCAACGGCTGAAGATGCAGCGGCTGCCATTTGGGACTCTAGATAGAAATGGCCTAAGTGTCTTAGGCCTATACCCCTTTAAAGATGGGACGTGACCGGCTCGTGATTCTCGTGAATTCCACGCCGAAATACTACTATCTGCTGCCTCTTCATTTTGAGTTGCTTTATAGGTATGGGGGACTAACCCAAATGCCCGATGTTGTCTTGGCCACGGAGGTGCCTGAACACCCTATTTGCCAAAAGGTGAAGGAGACGCATGGGGTGCGCCTGTTGCGCCTGGCGCCCCAGGATGCCGGTTTTCTTGATAGTAGAGCGGCGGCGCTGCGGGCGCTGAGGGCCGAGGGGGCCTACGACTACGTGCTCCCTCTACAGGAGGATTTCATCTTGGAGAGGAAGCCAGATTGGAACGCGATTGACCAGGCAGTACTCCCTTTTCTTGAGGAGGATGGCTATGCCTCAGTGCGGCTGATGCCGTGCCCTGGGCCGCAGAAGCAGCAATCGGAAAAGGCGGCGTGGTGGGAGCTCGATCAGGCGACCGACACATATGGCTTCAGCTTTCAAGCTACCGTGTGGAGGCTGGATGCATGTGCAGATTTCTACACGGCGATGTGTGAGCGGCTGGAGGCCGTGGCTCCGCGGGCGACGACGCCGCCTGCGCACAGGATTGATATAGAGGTGCGCGCTAACTTTGCCGAGAATGCTGAAGGTCAGCGATTCTTTTGGAAGTTTTTCGAGGCGCGGGGGCAGAAGCATTTGGCATGGCGACGTGCTGGGCCGTGGGCGAATGCCGTGTATTTATGCCCGTGGCCGTACAGGCCGACGGCGATTGTGCGGGGGAAGTTGGAGGACTGGGCACGCGAGCTGGCTAGGCGGGAGGGCGTGCCCCTCTAAAGTTTGCTCAGTTGATTATGATGCCTTTCCTCCCTTGCACACTTTTTCTTAGAACATTCAAGTACTCCCCTATTAGTAGCTAAGTGACATTTTCTTGTTCTACATTTATGAAGCTGATCCCACGCTCGGTACTCTTTATTTCTGGTGCGACGAAGATACCTATGTTCCTTTGCACACATCTTATCAGAACACTTAACCGCAGCCTTAGCTAGGTTTTTATATTTGGATTTTTCATACAAGCTCGAACTACAATCAGAGAATGCCTTAGGAGATTTCTGGCGACATTTCTTGGCTTCCTCTTTATGAAACTTAGCAGCTTCACTGTTTCTTAGTTTAATATTTTTGGAACATTTTCTTGTTCTACATCTATCAAGCCGCTTGAACGATGGTCGCTCCTCCTCATTCATTCTATTGTATTCTCAGATTTTTCCAAGTTGGCTAGGCGATAGGGGCGCCGGGAAGGAAAGCGCTAAGGAAACAGGCTTTGCCCTTTGATTCCGCCTTACTAAAGATTCGATGCCCTCCGTCAGGAGGGCATCTCATTTAGGAGGGGGCTCAGGGGGAAAGTGCTTTGCGAAGCAAGCGCGCTTAGACGCCGCCTGCGGCGGCTAACGCTTCGTCTCCCTCTTAGGGACCAGGCATCGGCGGCGCGGCGCCCTGCTGGTTATACACGTGGATGAAGACCGAGTTCTCCCTCGGCGTCTGATTGTCATACTGTGGCCCAGCATTACTGAATCCGCCCCGCGGGCCGATCAAGTAGCCGCAGTATCCGTCAGAAACCAGGTTCGCCATTCCACCCACTATACGGTGATAGAGGGTGTAGCGTGCATTGCTGAGGCCGTCCATCAATGCATTGCTCGCCACGGTGGCCGGATCGATTTCAAGCTGAATAGTGGCATCAAAATAGTTCGATGTGTAGATGTTTGACATCTGTGATGTCATTCTTGTACCCTTTGAAGACGTCGGCACAATCTGCGGACCGCGACTCGTCTCGTATTGAATAAAGCTGGAGAACTCCTTCACGAGATGGCGGGGTGAGCTGGTTCCCAGGAACATACGGCCGAAAAAGTAGGCCGGTTGCACTTCGAGGAACATCTTCGTGGTCGAGTTCGGGTGTATATAGCGATAGAAAGGTGCCATATTGAAGCTCACAGTGCTGAAGTAGAGGTCCCCTGTAGAGTAATAGCTCGGATAGGTCTCTACTGTGGAGAGTGGTAGGCCCGTGCCGAGATTGCTGGACCAGTTCCACGCGTAGGATCCTCCATTGTCAGTATAGACAGTTGAAAAGGGGATGCTACTCATAAAGGTGGCATAGCCTGCGCTCGTCGAGTTCGTGCTATAGGTATATCCTCTCCAGGCCCGCGTTTCGGCACTCAAGTCAGCGTATCCTGAAGCGCTGAAGCTGCTGATTGATATGAACACCGCACGCAGGTCCGTAACAGTGGAGAGCTTCACATCACCGACGCCGATGAACTTGAGAGTGGATTGTGTAGTGGAATAGGCGATGGTCTCAGGGCTGGGTGCGAGCGTGGCGGCGAGGCGGCTGACTTCGGGCACAGAATCGAGCGCCACCTGCACCTGAGGATAGGAGTTGCTCAAAATGATTGTACTCCCTACTGGACTGGCGATGAACTCGAAGAGCCCCTGCACACCGATTGTACTGAAGGGAAGAATATTGCCAATCTCGCGTGCGGTGAGGGTAGAACCCACTGGGTCGCGAATACTGTCAAAGGGAACAGGGTAGATACTGCTGATGGAGTCCCAGTAGCCTGCACCAACACCGTCTGAGATGAGAACGTACTCATTCGGAATAAATCCATTCGCACGATCGCGCACATAGATTTGTCGGAGAGTAATGATATCCGAATCGAGTGTTTTATAGCTGCTCGCCATTTCCTGTTTCACCGCTGCGGATTTTATTTACGAAGTGATTCCCCTAGAACGTGAGATTTTGCAAAGTGAGGAAGTAGGAGTTCGTGGAGGCGAAAAAGGTGCCGATATTAGAGCTGCGGAAGCCGACATTCAAGCTATAGGAGATCGCACCAGGAAGAGAATGTGTCAGCCGATAAGGCTCCGCATACCTATTCAGCACATCGAGGCCATCGATGTGAATCTTCATCGGCTGCTGGAAAAAGTTGGAGTAGTTGTTCTGTGCCGATATGCAAGGGATGACCGTCTCGTGAATGCTGCTCAAGACATGTGTGCTGTATTGAATGAAGGTCTGCATTGTCTGTGCCTTTGAAGTGAGCGCACCGGCTGTAATGGCGTCAAAGTAGAATGTGGGGTAGAACTCGGCCACGAGGCGCGTAGATGATGTGATGAGGCTGGAGAAGAGGTCGAGCTGCAGATTCGCCGTGGAGAAGGCCATATTCGAGTTGCCCGTGACGCGACCTCCAATCAGCCCATTTTCCCCTTTGTAGATGATACTGGAATTCACGAAACTACTGAGAAAGGTAATAGCATTTACACTCGACAAATAGACGTCCGAGTTGAAGATACTCACATTTCCAGTGTTGTCGATGAAAATGTTCTGCTTGGCTGCCTGAATACCCGCGCTTGTGCTCAAGAGGGCCTGTGTGCTGACGTACCCTATAGAGCCGAGGGAGGATACGATACCTGTATATGTACTGGGAAGCTGTGTGCCAAAGACTATGCCGAAGGTGGTGGCATTCAAACTGTTGAAATATTGATTCGTTGATAGGTAGTTCGATGTGAGTGTGCTGAAGTTTCGGAAGGGTGGATCATTTGTTCCCGTCACGACGAGTCCGAGGGATCCTCCTGGCTCTGTCTCGGGATATAGCATTCCTGTTATTGTGCTGTAGAGGGTGGCGCTGCTCACGTAACCGGCAGTGCCGAACCCATTGATGGTGCTCTGAAGAGAGAGGCTGCTGATATAGCCGGCAGATCCGAGCCCACGCACGGTGGAGGCCCCCTGGTTATTGAGGCCCACGGTTGTGCTGAAGAGGGTAGGCGTACTCACATATCGAGTGGAGCCGAGACCGATCACAGTACTCTGAATATTGGACATGAAGGACAGCGAGCCGTTCAGAAAGGGGGTCATACTGCTCACTAGAGCCGCGGTGCTCACATAGGTCGCATCGTAGAGAATCCACTGCGTTGTACTCTGTAGCTGATATGTTGTTATACTGCCCGGTATGCCGCCTTCTCCTATTTGTGTGGAGAGGGTCGAGTAGGAGGTGGCGACGATGCTGGAGAAGGTGGATGTGTCATTCGAGATGGCGAAGATGGTGGAGGGCAGGTAGCCGAGGGGGGCGCCGTCGGTGACTGATTGACTGCTGATAGTCTGAAACACGTCTTGCCAGCGGCGAGTACCCTGCCCATCGGCGACCTGCATCAGGTCGGCTGGATAGGGGGTGGCCGTGTAGGGATTTATAGAGAAAATCAGCTGCTGTATTTGTTCTTCTAGCTCAGCATTCCGACTCATTCTAGTAGCTCTTCTTACAAAAACCCGCGGCCCGACGCAGTAGAAGAAGTCGCACCTGCTACTAGAGAATGCCAGGAGGCGGTGGTCTACTGCAGCTGGTAGCACAAGGAAAACAGGACTTGTTCTTGACCGGAAATCCACAGATCACGTGGTTTAAAATGGTCTATAGACGCTACACGAACTTCGCGATCGAGTCGCAGCCAATGTATTTCGACGGTGATCCTGATTTCGGAAAGCGACTAACTTGTACCATTCCCAGGCGTGGAGATTTGTTGGGCCCGATGTACTTGGAGGTGGTTCTGCCCTACATTCAGCTGACTGACGGGACACCTGTTGCATATGTGAATTCCACGGGACACGCCTTGATAGAGGAGATTTCTCTTGAGATCGGTGAGCAGGAGATCGACAAACAGACCGGAGAATGGATGGAGATCTGGTCGGAGCTCTCGACGCCCTCCAGTAAGCGCGACGGCTTCAACAATATGATCAATCGCGCCGATGGATTGCTGGTTCCTCCCGAGTCGGATCCCATTTTCGATTTCACCACGAGCACAAGCGGGAGCGGATATCAATACGGATCTGTAAAGATGTATATACCTCTCCAGTTCTGGTTTAACAAGAATCCTGGTCTCTACTTGCCTCTTCTCGCGATGCAGTACCACCCTATTCGGATCAATCTCAAGTTGCGGCCTCTCCAAGATATGTTCTATACTCCCCTCTTGGCATTCGCACCGGCGTGTGGGGGGCCGCAAGTGAAGCCCGTGAAAATCATTGATATTCGTCTTTGGGGTGACTATGTCTATCTCGATACCGAGGAGCGCCGTCGTTTTGTGGCGAACACGCACGAGTACTTGATAGAGCAGATTCAATATACACCGGCCCTTTCAATCGGAAAGGACATCTTCTCGCAGCAGGTACGCCTCGAGTTCAATCACCCTATACGCGAAATGATCTGGCGAATCCAGCGGGATCGAATGCTTGCAACGCACGAATACTTCAACTTCAGTTCGACTTCAGTGAGCGATGTAGGTGTAACGCGAGATATGTTACAGGACGCCGTAATACAGGTGGATGGCTACGATCGCTTCGAGCGGCGTGATGCCGGCTATTTCCGCCTCGTGCAGCCATATCAATATCATACGTCGGTTCCGACAAAGACGTTCCTGTATTCCTACTCGTTCTCTCTCCGGCCCGAAGAAATGCAGCCGACTGGCTCGTTGAACGCGAGTCGCATTGACAATATGAGTCTGCAGATCAGCCTCCGTCCCGATTATCCTGGCCCACTCCAGATTCCAGGCCAGACAGCTACAAACCCTAACTATGTGCCTGCTCGAGGAGAGGCGAATATCCGAGTGTATGCGAAGAACCACAATGTCTTGCGCGTGGTGAATGGATTCGCTGGTCTGCTTTTCAAGATTTAGGTCGCTGGTCTGATTAGCGATAGAGACCAGGATGCAGGCCTTGACATCTATATTGGGAGTGGGTAGCCCACCGCCACCTCTAGCATCATCCGGTCAGTCTGTAATCAAGAACTTCTTTGCATCCGGATACGAGATTGGTTTTTTCGGGCTGCTCTTCTTGGCGGGCGGATTTCTCTTGCCTCCGTTCGATGCGATGGGCTACCTGGGTGTCAATCTCTTTGCAGTTGGGGCGCCGATGTTTGGGCTCTTGAAAGGGGCATTTAGTGCCGGCATTACCTTCGCCGTGAAGTACCTGAAGCTGTATTACCCGAATCTGTGGCCGCTGACGTTTATGCTGAGCATTAACCCGTGGTTCGTGTATGACATCATTCAGACGTGGAGTCCGGCATTTGGGCAGGAGGGCTACAAGATCCCTTTGACGTATCGGTCGCTTGGGGGCGGGAGTACTACTGACGGTGGTCCAAAGGGGCGCATAACGCCGATGGTGGTTGGTATGATTATTGCCGGCTTTGCATATGGTGGCTATCGGTTGATGGACTATTTGCCTCCAGAGATAATGGGGCAGACTGGGCCGATGCTACAGAAGGTGTTTTTGATAACGGGCGGCGTCACTGCATTGACAGGTGGAGGAATGACGGCGCTGGTGGCTCTTCCCGAGATAACATCGGCTCTGAAGGGGGCACTCGCGAGTCCGGCACCGGCGCCGGCACCAGCGGGAGGATCTGTAGAGGGTGGATCTGTAGAGGGTACTGCGCCTGCGCCTGCGCCTGCTGCAACTGCACCACAGGTGGGAGGAAGAGCGGCATCGAAGCTTCCTTCTCTTGAGGAAGTGGCGAAAGGCATACTACAGAAGGGAGGGGCAGCTCAAAAGGAGGCCGATATGCGTGCGTTAGCTCCACTGTTTCTCGGCGGGCTGGGTGCGATCATTGCGGGTGGCATCAGTCTTGCGGTTTTGCGTAACAAGGCCGCTTCGCCTGCAGTAGCAGAATGAAGGACGGCCTCACCCACGATGAGCTCGAGCAACTCCTCGGACGTCAAGAAGTACCCACTGGCTCTCCGCCGGCCCCCTCCCTCGCCGTGATATACTTCACTGCAAAGTGGTGCGGGGCGTGCAAGAAACTCGACCTGGCCGCGATTGAAGCCGCCCTTCCAGAGGCGGCCTGGTACAAATGTGACGTCGACGCCAATACCTACTCTCCAGGCTACTGCGGTATCCGCAGCATACCCGCCTTTTTAGTTGTGCGCGACAAGAAGCCCGTGGGTCCGCTGGGGAGCGCGCTAACTGAAAAGGTGGTGAGCTGGCTGCAACAGCATCGGAGCAGTAAGTAGAGAGGGAATGAAGCTCAGCAGTACGCAGGTATGTACTATGGGCGTGGCCTTCAGTCTAGTCGTGGTGATAAGTATGTATAATAAGCAACTAAAACAAATGTTCAAGTAGGAAAGGGAGAAATGGATGGACAAATAGATAGCGAACCCCTCTATGATATGATCGTGGTGGGGTCCGGTATAGCAGGTCTTCACGTGGCTGTCGAGATGCTGCGGGGGCATCCCCGAGCTCGTGTGGCTGTGCTGGAAAAGTACAAGGCGCTGGGTGGGCGCACGAGCACCTTTAGGCAAGAGGGCTCTGCAGGGAAGCCGGCGCTACAGTGGGAGAGTGGGGCCGGTCGTTTTTCCACGCAGCACACGCGTCTTCTCGGACTTCTGAAGAGGTATGGGCTGACCTTTGTGCCGATTGGCTCCAAAGTGGTGTATAAGGGATCTGCAGCGACTCCTTTAGAGGACAGTGTATTCGAGTCTGGGCTACCTGTCTTTATGGATTCTCTTGCGCGGCTGCCGGCGGACGACTTGGCGCGGCACACAGTACGCCAGCTGCTCGAGAAGATCCACGGGCCGAAGTTGGCGGGGGATTATCTTGTGCGCTACCCCTATCGAGCCGAACTCGAGACAATGCGTGCCGATTTGGCCCTCGAGTTCTTCCGCGGAGAGCTGGGAACGCAGGAGGGGTTCGGTATCTGTAAAGAGGGGCTAGGTGCCTTGGTGGAGAAGATGGTTGCCCATATCGAGCGACTGGGGGGCAGCGTGCATCGCAATCACGAGCTGGTAGGAGTTGAGAAAGGGGAGACTCGCCAACCTCTGCGCTTGCAGCTGCGCATCGGTTCTCCAAAAGAGGGGGCGGCGCGACCGCTCGTGGAACTCCGTGCGGCGCGTGTGGTTCTCGCCGTGGAGGCCGCCGCTCTCAGCGAGATCCCTGGGTTGCCTCTATGGGGTGGTTTAAAGCACTTGAAGATGACCCCCCTTTTGCGAATGTATGCCGTGTTTCCGCGTGAGGGTGGTGGCGGCCCTCTCTGGACGGAGGCGGCCGACGCGGGGGCTGGGGCCCGTATAGTGACAGCGGGTCACGTGCGCTACTTGATACCGGCGGGAGGCGACGCCGTTCAAATCTCCTATACAGATTCGCAGGACGCCGACTACTGGAAAGCGATCATCGATGAGAAAGGGGAGACGGCGGCGGGCACACAGGCAGTCGAAGAGCTTCGCCAGCTGCTGCGGGCAGACATTCCGAGTCCGAGCCTGATCAAGACACACTACTGGCGCCACGGAGTGACAAACTGGCTACCTGGATCCTATGATCCCCGCGAACTCAGCCAGGCGGCCCTCAGACCTTTCGCGCAAGAGATGCCGGCCCTCCACTTTTGCGGCGAGTCCTTCTCGCTCCGCCAGGGCTGGATAGAAGGGGCCATCGAACACGCGGATGCTCTCTTGAAGATGATCGGGTCCCGTGCAGGCCCAAAAAATGCGAGCAGCAACAAGAAGCAAAAATGATGGACACCTATTTTCTCATCGCCATTTTCCACGTGATCCTCGTGGCGCCGGCCCTCCTCTACGTGGGCTTCCAGCGCGCTGCCACTCCCGACTGGATGTACAATGTGCTCCTTGCCTTTGGAGTACTCGTGCTCGTCTATCACGGCTTCAAGTCCGTCGGCCGTGTCCTGGCAAAGTCCCCCTTTGCCTGGGTCAATCTGCTGCACGCCCTAGTCGTCGCCCCCCTCTTCCTCTGGGTGGGATACTACGGAAAACGCACGGACCGGCCGGCATATGATATGCTCCTCCTCATTGCTTTCGCGGCATTTGGCTTTCATCTATATCGCTTGATAGTGATGTCGCAGACGTTCGTGAAGCCAATAGAGGCTTGAGCGGGGAGGGGCAGGGGAAACAGCCGGCTGCGAGCAGGTGATAATAGAATGCCGTATTGCTATTGCAGATTTTAGAGCACACGGCACAGGTTAAGCCCATGCCGCCGGCTGCCGCAGGCTTTGCGAGGGCTGTCACTTCAGCGGCACAATGAGCACGAAGGTAATGAATAGTGATACTAGTCTTTACTTTCGTAGCGAGGCCGCATCCTGGAAAGGGGCAGAAGAAGGTGTCAGCGTGGCGTGCTTGAATATGGGTAGCCAGGCTGGTCGCTTGAAGAAATGTTCTTGCGCAGAACTGGCAGTCGAATGCTTGCGGAGGAGCCGCGGCATCGGCGGCGTGCTTCTTGAGATGGTAGTGCATCGTGCTCTGATTCGCCTTTTTTGCCCCACAGTGAGGGCAAAGAAACTGGCCATCTTCTGCTCGAGTGTATGTGAGAGGCATAAGCGCGGTAGCGACTCGCTGCCGCGAGCGGGTTAAGGCAATTTTACAGGGGTCTATGGAGAGGATGATTACTGTACTGACGTTGGCGATTGGCCCTGATTTCCGTAAGGCGCTGGGTCCGGCACTGGAGTCGAAAAAGGCGTGGTGCGAGCGGCACGGGTATACCTATATACAGGGGGGCGAGGAGTACTGGGACCGCTCACGACCGATCGCCTGGTCAAAAGTCGCCTTTGTTCTCGATCAACTGGGGCGACTCCCAGAGGGCGCCCTCGTCTTTCTGTCGGATGCTGATGTTCTCATAACAAATCCGGCTCTTCGGCTGGAGGATCTGGTTGTTCCGTTGTTGCCGGCAGAAAAGGATCTCTTGATGACGATCGACGCATGTGCGCATATCAACTCTGGCAATATGCTTATGAGGAACGGGGTGTGGCTACGGGACTGGTGGCGGAGGCTTGATAAGCAGACCGAGCTCACCTATCATATTTGGTGGGAGAACGCGGCGATGATAAAGCTGCTGGAGACTGTACCTGATGACCTGGCACATACGGAGATAAGTACGGAGCACTGGAAGTTCAATGCGTATTTACAGGGACTGCCTGGACAGAAGCTGTGGGAACCCGGCGCATTGCTCGTGCATTTCGCTGGTGTCTATGATTTGCGTAAGATGGAGCAGTTGCAGAAGGAGATTTTGGCTGGGGGAACCCCGAGAATCACATTATGATCTCTGCTTTTTTCGAAGACATTCATAGAAGATGAGTTCAAATATAAGTGGTTCGGGGACAACAAGTACAAATATAAGTGGTTCGGGGACAACAAGTACAAATAGTACAAGTGCAGGAACCACGGGGACAACTTCTGGAAGCAGTGGGACAACAAGTACGAACAGTACAAGTGCAGGAACCACAGGGACACCTTCTGGAACCACGGGGACAACAAGTACAAATAGCACAAGTGCAGGAACCACAGGGACACCTTCTGGAACCACGGGGACAACATCTGGAACCACAGGGACAACATCTGGAACCACAGGGACACCTTCTGGAACCACGGGAAGCGCCACAATCACGACAACAACACCGGCGTCAACCCCTCCAAGTATGGTAGGCGTTACTGGGCCAGTTGCAGATATCCCCCCTTTTTCTGCCAGGTATCCATACAGACAACTTTTTAACAAAATCGAATGGACACGCCTGCCTGATCTACAACGCATTCTCAATAAGGATGTAAGGAAATATCGGACAACAAAGGAAATTATGACAGATTTGAATCGCCTTCGCTCCTATATCATGCCACCTCCTGTAAATGATGCACAAGGTAAGGAAGTTCTCATCGACAGCATATATAGCTGTCGTTTAAGGGCTACTTCTATGCAACGCACACAACTTACTGCAAAGAATGTGACACTATCAGCTGAGCTCGTTGGAACTGATTCTACTGGTAAATCTATTATAGTCCCTGCAAGACAATGCACTTTTGTGCGGACACCACAGGCAGGTGGTCAAGTTACTTCCTTGCCAACGGCAAGCTTTCGAAGCCAGGCGAATAACCTCGCTGTTCTTCTGTTCAATCTGAATAAGCTGAGGGACAGTATAAGTCCTGATACATACTCTAAGTTCATCGAGGAGAATAAAAGGAGATTAGCACTTCAGCAAGGTCTCATAGATACTATTGAAAATCGCCTTGAGATTCTGAAAGCAGCAGAACGATCACGTCTGCAGAAGGGTATTGACGCGATCAATAAGGTAATGGAAGATCAGACAAAAGATCAAACCAAGCTGGCTGAGACTTTCACTGCTTTCGAGACAAGCAGGGCAACTCTACAGGCAGTATATGATGCGGCTCTTGCAAAAGCAAATGAGCTCGAGGATCGCTATGCCGAACTAGAAAATGAAGAGGGGTTAATGTTCGGCGGCGCACGGCGGATAAAACGCAGGCGCACGCGGAAAATGAAGCGAGCATCTCGTAAGAAGACCCGCAGGAACTAAAAAAATCTAATAATCTAGTATAAAATGAATAACAGCACGCGTAAGAATAACTCCGCGATGATGGGTGGCGCTCGCAAGATCCCCGCTGTGGGCACCAAGGCTCAGGTCTACCACGGCACGGCCAAGCACACTTCCGGTGGGCTGACCAAGAAGGACCTGATGAAGACCAAGAAGGGTCGCATTGTCAGTCGCAAGAAGCACGCTGCGGGCAAGAAGGCCCTGAAGCGTTTGCTCAAGGCGGGCTTCAAGGCCAAGAAGGGGACTTTCAAGCTCTTTCGGAAGTGAAACGACGAAAGAGCGCAGATGAGGAGGGCTCCGCCCGACGAATCCAAGCTCTTCCGCAAGTAAGCGGAAAAGCGTAGATGACGAGGGCTCTGCTCGACGAATCCAAGATCTTCCGCCGCAAGTAAGCAGAGCCAATCACTTCATAAGTAAATCGGCCACGGCACGCAGCGTCTCGGCCGCTTCACCCGGATCAATATGATGGCCCGCATCGACTCCATCAACAGGGTCATACCAATACAACTCACCGCGCTTGTCCGATTCTCCTATGGAGGACCAGACAAGCCCAACGTCCGACGCCCGCAGTTCCTTCAAAACGGAGCGCAGAGTCCCCAGGCGCCCCGTGCCCATCTTCGCCAGCAGTTGCGGCTCTACCTCTTCAAAGGTGGCCTCAGGTCCCCAGAACACGGCGTCCCACTCACCCACTGCACTCGGCGCCTTCTCCCCCACAGAAACAAGAGTGAGCCCCTCCACCCTATGAAGTGCCTGGAGGACTGCCCCTGCAGGCTCACCCCCTATCCAGAAGAGCCGTGTGGGCCTCACCGCGTGCTGCACATATGTAAGGGCAAGCTTCAGGTCCTGCACATCACGCACGTGAAAGGTGGCATCCCAGGGCATCTGAGCGAGCCATTTCGGTGCCGTATGCACGCCTTGGACCACGAGCACCTTGCGCCCGCGATGAACAGCCTCAGCGTCGAGGGCAGCTATCTTCCCCCTCAAGAACGTCTGAACAAACTTCGGAGGATATCCTGTCGCACAGAAGATCCGCCGGCCGCGCAGACTCTCCGCGAAACCCTCCAGGCGCAGAGTGTCTTCAGCCATTTCTAGACGGACACACGAATAGAGAGACTCGAAATGGACGCGCTCATGGACGCGGCTCGCACACTCATTCCACTGGCCCTCCTCTTCTTTCTTATCGATATCCCCTATCTCTACGCCACAGGCGCCTGGGCCCAGTCCCTCTTTAAAGCAGTGCAGGGCGGCGCCCCCTTTCAACTCCGCTGGGCTGCCGCCCCCATAGTATATCTTGCGCTTGCCTACCTCCTCAGCCTCTCCACGAGCACGGCACAAGCCGCGGCGATCGGCGCGGCCACCTACGCAGTCTATGACTTCACCAACTACGCTACTCTTACAAAGTATGACATCAACTTTGCAGTAGTAGATACTGCCTGGGGTGCAGCACTTTTTTCTCTTGTGCGCATCGTGGGCGAGCGGCTAAATCTTCTCTAAAAAAGTGGAGATGCGAGCACGCAGGACATCCGTGTCGGCCTCCCAGGCCCTCGCCGGTGTCCGCACGGACAGTACCTCGGCCAAGACAAACTCAGCGAGTTCATAGAAACTGCTTATGCGGTATGTCTTGGTGAAATCATAGGGTATGAGTCGATTGCAAAAGGCGGAATCCACGTATTCACTATCATCCATAATACCAGCCTCGTCGAGAGACTCGATAGCCATCGCCACAAGAGAAAGGCGGTCTTTCTTGGAGAGATCGGCATAATAGGGAGTGGGGACTATGTACGTGAGACCTCGCGGCTCTTCCTCTTGAATAGCGTGTTTCGGGCGGCGGTCATCAACGAAGAGAATATTCTTGGATGGAATGACCCTCCGTTCGTGTGTGGCCTCTCTAAAGAGGGCCTTGAGTACCTTCGGTGTCTTGAGTGGTTCCACATAGGTGCGTGGTTGCGGTGTATATGTCGGCGGTCTGTCTTGGACGCGAAGGGGATGCCAGTGATCGGCGAGAACCTGAAAAAGACCGGCGCAGTCATAATGTTTCTCGATGAGTTCCTTGGCGAGCTCAAGAGAAGCAGTGACCCCGCTGTTGGAATATATGATGACGGACTTGAGGCGTCTATTCCTCTTGAGAGCGAGAAGTGGATATATGAGCGTATTGAGATTGGGTCGGAGAATACTGAAGAGGAGATGATGGTTGCGGAGGAGTTTCTGGGCAAACTTCTTGCGTGCAGCGGCGAGGCGGCGCAAGAGAATGGGCGGCAGACTCACCGCGGGATTTACCCTTGCCTGCTCAGGGTTCGTGAGCATATCGGGGCTCCAGAGGTAAGACAATGGATTGGTATATTCGAAAAATCCCAATGTATTGTCTAGGTCAAATGCTACGTAGGCCATGGGGGCTCGGCCTATTGCTAAAGAGAGTGGAGGTTTGCTAGGGACGGCGGGGCGTGCGGCCTACATATACGGATTCCAGGACCACTGCAGCAGTGCCTGTCTCTGTCGAGGGCGGCATTCCAAGTCACCAGGCCGACAGTTACTCTTTATCTGTCCAGCGTGACGGCGAAAGGCCCGCCAGCGCTTGATTTGCTCCTCATCAAGGGCGGGGAGCCGGCGGCCCATCCAGTATCTGCAGTACCATTGAAACCAGCCGCGCTCGTCCGGATTCTGGGTGGGATCTGCGAGAATATTCGCGCCGCGGTGGGCCTTGCGTGTCCGTCCCGCGGGCACCCAACCCTTCCGCCGCCACTCACTCAGGGGCTGACGCGAATCGGCCTGGAGCGCATTGACGGCGACGGACGGCTCCCCAGGCTGCATCTTACCGAGGGCAATGGCCCGCAAGAACCACTCGGCGGGAAACTCGAGCAGGCAGTCATTGAGATACTTCCCTTCAAAGACACCGAGGGCCAGCATCTCTCCAGGATCGGCCCAGGGCTTGAACGCGGCGTCCATGTCTTGACCCGGGGGCGCATCGAGTTTATATGTATATCCCTTTTCCATCTTATTCCAGACTGCAATGGTGTCCCCTTTCTGAAAAGAGGAGAGTGGGCGACCCTTACCGCGCAGGATAGCGAGCATATCTTCGGGAGTATCTATTTTTAGCACACGTGGGTCTTTCACGGCAGCAGCGGCCATCCTACTGGGGTCCTCGTAAAATTGCTCGAGCGCGACTTAAAGCCCGTGGGTATAGGAAAATGCCCGCTATTACTCGAGCCGTGGCCGAGCCCTCTCCAGCCCAATACACGCCTCTCCCGCCCCACCCCGTATCAAAAGAGGGAGAAGCATATCTTGCGACACTCACGGCGGAGCAGCTGGAGCTTCACGAGCTCGCCGTGAAGATGCTCGGCTCCTCCTATTTCGTCGAACGCACTCACGGCTTTCGCAAGTGGGTCGCCGCCAGCGCGGCTGCACCAAAACAAAAGACCTAGACTAGAAAAAGAGAATGTCGACAGGGCCAACTGGAGAAACTGGCCCGACGGGGGCTATTGGCGATACGGGCATGACGGGCGCGACGGGCCCAACAGGCCCCGTAGGGCAAACGGGTCCAGGTTTCACAACGATCTCGACACCGGCTCAATATCGTATCTTGACATCTGATGGAACGACGGACTCGGCCGTTGCGGAACCAAACGCGACATATGATAATGTGACAGATACACTCAGTGTCCCGAACGCGGAAATACAGGGTCAGCTTAGACTCGGCCAGATCGATCTTTATACACAGACAGCCGATGGATTCAGTGTGGGCGAGGACTTCAATGCAGCGGGGCCAGGGGCTACACAGGTGGTGTATGGCTTCTCTTCTGGAGATCCGAACAAGTCCGTGGCGATCGAAGTCGGTGTGAAGGACCAGTTCCGTGCCGTGATAGGAGCCTATGGAACAACGGGGGCCAGCGCCTTAGTGATCGGCTCCGAGGGCACTACAGGCACGGATTTTTTGATAAAGAAAGGTCTAGGCACACAGCCTATTGGGCTCACAGGTGGCACCACACTCTTTAAAGTGGGAAAGGATGGGCAGATCTACGCACCGGCACTGTCGAATGTGACCTACGGAGGACAGGTTCTGAGTTACAACGCGGGGTCGGGTCTCGTGACATACAGTGATTTGACTTCCACAGGACCCACGGGTATGACTGGGCCGACAGGTATGACGGGTCCAGCGGGCACGGCGACAAACACGGGTGCCACGGGAGAGACGGGGCCAACGGGAGAGGCGGGCTCCATAGGAGATACGGGAGCAACGGGGCCAACGGGAGAGGCGGGCTCCGTAGGAGATACGGGAGCAACGGGGCCAACGGGAGAGGCGGGAGCGCCAGGTAGTGCAACAAACACGGGCGCAACGGGAGAGGCAGGTGCCACTGGTCCCACTGGTGCAACGGGAGCGGCAGGGATAACGGGCGCACAGGGTGCTACGGGTGATACGGGTGCCTTCGGCTACTATATCTTCGATGGAGGCCTTCCAGAGACTAGTTATGTCCTTGGGCCAGCATTCAACTTTGGCGGTCCAGGCGTGACGGGAAACACGGGACCAACGGGTGCCTATAATGGGGCAAACATCGTGATGCAGCTCCGCCACGGCACAGGAGGGCACTGGTCCCACGTGAATCCTGTGCTCGCTGAGGGCGAGCTCGGATACGAGACAGATACTGCCCTGTTCAAAATAGGCGACGGCACAACAGATTGGATCAATCTCCCCTATGGAGGATTGAAGGGACCAACGGGAATGACAGGGCCCACAGGCGTAACGGGGGCCACGGGAGAAGGGGCTACTGGGCCGAGTGGTGCCGACGGGGCGACTGGTCCAACGGGACTCGAAGGGCCGACTGGCGCCACGGGAGCAGGGGCTACTGGGCCGAGTGGCGCCGATGGGGCGACTGGTCCATCGGGACTCGAAGGGCCGACTGGCGCCACGGGAGCAGGGGCTACTGGGCCGAGTGGCGCCGACGGGGCGACTGGTCCAACGGGACTCGAAGGGCCGACTGGCGCCACGGGAGCCGCCTCCACAGTGACGGGCCCCACAGGATCTCAGGGCGCGAATGGCATCTCAGGCGGTCGCACGCTCTTCATTGACCTCTCAGATAATGCCGTTGCTCCCTCTGGAGGCCAACTCCTCGAGGACCCCGTTCAAACTACGCAGACAACCCTGACATCAGGCAGTCAGACTGCCATATCCGCCTTTCTCCTCGGAACCTTCACCACTGCTCCAGGCACAACTGACTCCACTATTATCTTGCAAGGTATCTGGGATATGAACCTCTACGCCTCTTCAGACGCGAATGACGACACGATCAAGTACTTCTTTTCGGCATACTACACGAATCCCGCTGGCACATCAGAGACGCTGATTGCATCGGGTTCAAGTGGAACTGCCACACCGGTATATACGACCACTGCCCTCTACACGTACTCCCTCTTCATACCTCAGACCACGCTTCCCAGTCTGGCACATCGTATTCGCGTGAAAGTCTATGCCTCCTTTTCAGGTGGCGGCACGCATTCTATAAATACGTATTTCCGAGACGCAACGCTCAGTCATATTCACACTACGCTCGTAGCGAATGTGGCAACAGGTCCTACAGGTCCTACGGGGGCCGCCTCCACTGTGGCGGGTCCAACAGGTCCCACGGGCACTCTCGCCGGCTCCATCAACTTTACAGAAGGAACGAATATCCCCTCTGCAGCCAACATCGACAACTACGCCCTCTCAGTCGGCGCCTTCTTCAAACTCACGGGCACAACAGCAAGTACTGTATCGGGCTTCGCCAACGGTGTTGCCGGTCGCTATATAGTGATAGTGAATAACACGGACAAAAACCAGACGTTCCAGCAAGAGAACACGAGCTCCACGGCATCCAATCGTTTCGTTCTCGGCTCCGCTAACAAGACAATCGGTGTGAATGGCACAGCCACATTCATCTATGTGACGGATCTGACGATTAGCGGGTCACCAGGACAGAGTCGCTGGGTTCTCACTGCAACAAGCTAAAAAGGGGATGCCCGACGACACGGAGCCCTACCAATAAACACGGCTGGTATCAGCTCACGAAGCGAGCGTGGTACCAACTGGGAGGGACCAGCAAAACAATCCTCTCGGCCTCCTTTAGAAACGCAAGAGGGATGCCATATGTCCAGATCCAGTTTCGCAGGGGCACAGCCCTAAACTGGACAACTACCAACCCCCTCCTTGCAGTCGCAGAGATGGGTATCGAAACAGACACATACTTATTCAAGATAGGCGACGGCGTGACGCTGTGGAATGACCTCCCCTACGGAGGTCTCCAGGGTCCCACAGGTCAGTTTGGTCCCACAGGTGAGACTGGTCCCATTGGGCCTGCCGGCACAGCGGCCAACACGGGCGCAACGGGCGCAACGGGTGCAACCGGCGCAACCGGCGCTTTCGGATTCTATATCTTCGATGGCGGCAGACCTAGCACATCCTATACGGGTGGGCCAGCCTTTAACTTTGGCGGTCCAGGTGTCACGGGAAACACGGGACCAACGGGTGCCTATAATGGGGCAAACATCGTGATGCAGCTCCGTCACGGCACAGGGGGGCACTGGTCGCACGTGAATCCGCTACTGGCCGTGGGTGAGCTCGGCTACGAGACGGACACGGGGCAGTTCAAGATAGGCGACGGAACAGGGCGCTGGAATGATCTCCCCTATGGAGGTCTGCAGGGTCCCACGGGCATCACGGGACCTACGGGGCCAACAGGACGCACGGGACCTACGGGGCCCCTCTCAACCGGCCCCACGGGCTGGACGGGTTGGACGGGTCCTACTGGGCACCGTGGAGCGAGCTCGGACGTCTATGTCAGTTTCACGCGCACCACGGACTCCACGGCGTCCAACACCCTCTACGACGCATTCCTCGGAGCCACCGGCGTGAATAATGTGCCCGCGACGGGCATCACCTTTTCAGCAGGCACGGGTTCCTTTACAGTAAGTGAGGCGGGTACCTACTCCATTGACGCGCACCTTATTGCTCTCGCGGCAAATGTGAGTGACACCACCCTCTTTGAAGTTCAGCGCAATGGGAGCAATGTCTGGTCACACTCGATGGTCGTGTATAACACGGTGTCCCCTGCCCCTATGCCTATTCAGCTATTCCTCGAACTGGAGCCTGGTGACACGATCAACTTTCTGGTAGATGGAACGGGGAATATTACTATAAAGGGGGGATCGACTGTGAATATCACGCGGCTCTCTGTGGGTCCAACGGGTGCCACAGGAGACACGGGTCCAACTGGCGAGCAGGGTCTTGGAGGCCCACCAGGTCTGCCTGGCAACACGGGCCCACAGGGTGATACTGGAGATACGGGGGCGACTGGAGAGGCAGGGGCAACAGGTGCCACGGGCAGCCTGGGGCCAACAGGCGCGACGGGAGCCACGGGAGAGGTGGGTGCAATGGGAGATACAGGTGCAACGAGAGAGGGGGGTGCAATGGGAGATACGGGGGCGACAGGAGAAACGGGAAATACGGGACCGGCTGGAGAGACAGGGCCAACGGGGGATATTGGTGCTCCTGGTGATGTGGGTGCAACGGGAGAGACGGGGGCGACTGGGCCTACGGGAGCCACAGGTTCAACGGGTACAACGGGTGCCACAGGCCCTCTCGGTACTGGCCCCACGGGTGACACAGGATCCACGGGCGTCCTCGGACCTACGGGTCCTCAGGGTGCCAACGGTATTTCTGGGGGTCTCACGATCTTTCTCGACCTCTCGGGCAACTCGGCCTCACCGGTCTCGGAAAAGCTGCTCGAAATCCCCAATACGGGAAGTCAGACCACACTCTCTTCAGGAACACAGGCTCCCAACTCGGCCTATTTGCTGGGCAGCTTCACCACGGAGCCAGGTACAACGGAGACCACGGCTATTTTGCAAGGTCTCTGGTCAATGAGTCTCTATGCCCAGTCAGATGATGCGACTGAAAATGTAAAGTATTACTTTTCAGTATTCTACGTGACCGCTGACGGAGTCACGGAGACGCTAATGGCGGCGGGCAACTCTGCAGCAGCATCACCGGTAAGTACTACAAAGGGGGCGTACATATCTTACCTCTTCATACCAGCCACTACATTGCCTGATACGACCTATCGAATCCGCGTGAAAGTCTATGCCGTCTTTGTGGGGCCGAGTAATCATAACATTAGTTGTTTCTTTAGAGGGAGTAGCTTGAGCAGTATAAATACAACGCTGCTCGCGAACTCTGCCACGGGACCAACGGGACCCACAGGTCTTCTGGGAGGCATAGGGCCAACGGGTTCGACGGGACCTATTGGCACGGGCCCAACAGGCGCGACGGGAGTCACAGGACCCACTGGTTCCTTGGGACAGACGGGTTCCATAGGACCAACGGGAGCGACAGGACAAACGGGAATGACAGGGGCAACTGGTTCCGTAGGACAGACGGGAGCCACGGGAAGAACGGGAGCTACGGGAGTGACTGGGCCCACCGGGGCAGGAGCCACTGGACCAACGGGAAGTGGAGCAACAGGGCCCACTGGTAGTACTGGCTTCACAGGACCAACTGGCGGCGGCACAACGGGTGCAACAGGTTCCACGGGCCCCGCGGGACCTGCGGGCATCTCTGCGACGGGCCCCACAGGCTCGACCGGTCCCACGGGTGCCTTCGGAGCGAGCTCGGATCGCTACATCAGCTTTACGCGCACAACGGACTCTGTCGCGAGTAACACTTCGTATGACGCGTTTCTTAATGCATCGGGTACAAACAATGTGACAGCGGCGGGCATCAGCTTTACATCGGCGAATGGTCGTTTCACGATCTCTGAAGCCGGCACGTACGCAATAGAGGTGCTGCTGATTGCACAGGCGGCAAACGCACAGGACACCACGACCTTCAGTATTCGTAAGAATGGCAGTAATGTTTGGATATACAATATGATTGTGTATAATGTGGTTTCACCGGCCCCAATGCCGCTTATTATATATCAGGAGGTGAATGCGGGCGACTACTACAACTTCTTTGTAGATGGCACGGGGAATATCACTATAAGAGCGGGATCGACGGTGAATATCACGCGGCTGTCAGTCGGGCCTACGGGACAGACGGGTCCAGTGGGTCCAGCAGGCACAGCGACGAACACGGGTGCCACGGGGCCTACTGGAGCCACGGGAGCCACAGGGGCGACGGGAGCCACGGGGGCGACAGGACCTACTGGCGCGCAGGGAATCCCAGGAACTGCTGCAAATACGGGGGCAACAGGGGCGACGGGCGTGGGGGCGACAGGTGCAACAGGGGCAACTGGGCCATCGGGTATTTCGATTACTGGGCCCACTGGAAACACGGGGTCATCAGGTGCAACGGGAGCGACGGGACAAACCGGTGCAGTAGGAATGACTGGTGCTATGGGCCCAACGGGTTCGACGGGCCCTACTGGTGTTCCTGGGTCAGCTGTAAATACGGGTGCCACGGGGCCGACGGGGGCGGGTCTTACAGGACCCACGGGCCCACCTGCAGGAGAAACTGGCCCTACTGGACCCACGGGGGCCATTGGTGCGAGTTCAGATCGCTATATTAGTTTCACTCGTACTGCTGACACCGTGGCTACGAATGCCTCCTTTGACGCCTTCATTAATGCGACAGGCACGAACAACGTGACAGCGGCAGGCATCAACTTTACATCGGGAAATGGTCGTTTCACAGTATCTGATTCGGGCACCTACGCAATAGAGGTATTGCTGATTGCATTGGCTTCCAACACTGGGGACAACTGTAACTTCACTATTCGAAGGAACGGTACATCAGTATGGTCGTACAATATGGTGGTCTATAACGTGGTCTCTCCTGCGCCGATGCCTTTGCTCATTTATTTGCAGCTGAATGCTGGGGATGCGCTGAACTTTTTGCTCGATGGCGTTGGAAATATTACTATAAAGGCGGGATCGACGGTGAATATTACTCGGCTCTCGGTGGGACCTACGGGATCGACGGGTCCTGCAGGTACGGCGGTGAATACGGGAGCTACTGGTCCTGCAGGTTCTGTGGGCGCGACGGGTGCAACGGGTGCTTCACTGACGGGCGCCACAGGGGCGACGGGCGCAGAGGGGCCTGCGGGTTCTATGGGTACAACAGGTGCGACGGGTGCTGTTGGAGATACTGGAGCAACTGGTGCTACTGGAGAGGGTAGTACTGGGCCTACTGGCCCCGAAGGACTGGCTGGTGCCACGGGTGCTACAGGAGAGGTGGGGGCGACGGGTGCTCCTGGAGAGGCGAGCAATACTGGAGCGACTGGTCCCACTGGCGCTGTTGGCGATATAGGTGCTACAGGGGCAACTGGTAGTACTGGACCAATAGGTCCAACGGGCGAACTTGGGGGGGTGGGTATGACGGGTCCTACTGGAGAAGGGGCGACAGGAGCCACGGGCGAAACAGGAGCTGCTGGTGAGGTAGGAGCAACTGGATCCACGGGAGCAACGGGAGAGATGGGTGCCCCAGGTGACGTGGGACCTACTGGAGAGGCGGGTGTGACAGGAGCTACGGGAGCCACTGGTGCCGCAGGACCCGAAGGGCAAACTGGAGCAACTGGTGTGACAGGTGCCGCTGGAGACGCCATTACAACTCTTTCGATCATAACTGGAACTCCTACGCTGAACAAGACGAATGATGTGACATTTACATCGGGTGCCCCGTCTCAGGCGGTGCGCTCTATACAGGGATACAGCGCATCGGGGAAAACTGTCGTTTGTAACTGGCGCTTCAGGACTGCTTTTGTGGCGGGAGATGTGTTGAGCTTAGGTCTATCAAGCGGGGCTGGTAGCTGGTATCATTATGCTGACGTCTATTACTTGGGTGGATCCATAGTAGGAACATTTTACAAGAATGGAGGTGTTGGTGGAAGCATTGCGACAGTCACCTTTGCAGTAGGTGATGTTGCCACAATCGAAGTGATTGATACACAGATTAATGTCTATAAAAATGGTGTGCTTCAGGGCAGTGCAACGTCGAACGCAGTCTATACCTATTATTTTAATACTGTGACGACTGTGTTGAACTCGAGTATTCGTCTCGATCAGATTGAACTTTATCCTACAAGTGTTGGTCCAACAGGTGCGACTGGGGCCACGGGTGCTGCTGGTGCTGCTGGTTCTGCTGGAGCTACTGGTCCTACAGGGGCATTTGATGGCATTATAACACAGAGTCTAATCCCTGACACTGGGGCTGCATATGATCTTGGTTCCACGGCTGCCCCCTTTAGAGATTTGTATGTGACAACGGGAACAATATATCTTGGGCAGGCGGCTATAAAGGTGAATGCTGCAGGGCAGATTTACGTTTTAAATGCGGATGGTAATACGGGAGGTTTTGGTGGAGGGACAGGGCCCACGGGCGCTGCAGGGGCTGCAGGACCCGAAGGGCAAGCTGGTGCAACGGGGGCCACAGGAGCCGCAGGACCCGAAGGGCAAGCTGGTGCAACGGGGGCCACAGGAGCCGCAGGAGCCGCAGGACCCGAAGGGCAATCTGGAGCTACTGGACCTACGGGATCTGCTGGCACTGCTGGGGCTCTTGGCGCTACTGGACCTACTGGCGCGGCTGGTGCTGCTGGGGCTCTTGGCGCTACTGGACCTACTGGCGCGGCTGGTGCTGCTGGGGCTCTTGGCGCTACTGGACCTACTGGCGCGGCTGGCACTGCTGGAGCCGCAGGACCCGAAGGGCAAGCTGGAGCAACGGGTGCTACTGGCCCAACAGGAGCAGTTGGGACAGGTCCTACGGGTGCCACGGGCTCTGCTGGTAGTGCAGGAGCTGCTGGAGCAACGGGCCCCACGGGCCAAACAGGTGCCCCAGGTTTCGCCACAACTCTGACACCATCTAATACGGGGATAATACCGACAATGACATCCGCCACAACATCCGGTTTCACTATTTCAGCAAGCAGCGAGTTCAGCTCAACCTTTGCAGCCTGGAAAGCGTGCGATGGAACCTTCGCAACAGATTGGGCTATCACTGGAAACACCTTCCCTTCCACGTGGCAAGTTCAGTGCCCTAGTGCCAATGCCCTCTGGAAAGTGGAAATCAGTAAGCGAACAGGGGGTGTAGAATGGATTGACAACTTCGTGATAGAGGGTAGTCAGAATGGGAGCACGTGGGTGAGCCTAGTATCATCAACCGGTGTGCTCTCAGCAATAGGGGCTCCTCCATCCTTTTTGACGGTGAATATTAACGATCCCACTTACACTCCCTATTTATACTATCGTGTGCGCTGCACAGCCGGCACGGGACCCAATCCTGGATTCGCCTATTTCCAGATGTATGGTTTCACTCAGGCGAATGCAACGGCCACAGGCGCAACCGGTCCGACGGGTGCTGGAACCACCGGTCCTACAGGCCCCGCGGGCACAGGAGGAACAGGAACAACTGGTCCAACAGGCGCCACGGGACCAACAGGTGCTGGCAGCACAGGAGCAACAGGCGCCTCTGGTGCTACTGGCAGCACGGGACCAACCGGCCTACCTGGCTCCGCAACAAATACAGGTGCCACGGGTCCTACTGGCCTAGCAAGCACGGGTCCAACGGGTCCTACTGGACAATCCTACACGGGTCCTACTGGAAACACGGGGCCGACGGGCCCTGCGGGTTTCCAAGGAGCCAGCACGGACCAGGCCATTAGCTTAACGCGTACGAATGATTCATTATCTAGCGCGGCGGCCTATGATGTTTTCCAGAACGCCACTATAACGAATAATATAACGGCCAGTGGGATCACCTTTACAGTAGGAACTGGTGCCTTCACGGTGAGCACAGCGGGGTTATACTCAATAGTGGCCAACTTGATTATAGAGTCGAACTCTACCCCAGATAATATTATATTCAAGATACGAAAGAATGGGTCTGACGTGTGGAGCTACAGTATGGGTATACACAGTGTAGTGGATCCGGCCCCTGTTCCTCTTCAGATATTCCAGCAGCTTGCGGTTGGAGACAGTATTAATGTACAGGTTGATGGTGCCTTATCGGTTATTGTCAAAGCAGGTTCTTCAATGAACATAACACGTCTGTCTGTTGGACCTACGGGAGCAACAGGAGCTACTGGAGAGGCAGGAACCGCAGTAAATACTGGGGCAACTGGCCCTACTGGAGAGACAGGTGCTACTGGCCCTACTGGAGAGACAGGTGCTACTGGCCCTACTGGAGAGACAGGTGCTACTGGCCCTACTGGAG